CGGTCCGGATGTCTCAAGGAGAGCAAGCATTTGCTTATTCCCGCCTGATATATTCTTGATAGCCTCATTATAAGCAGCTGTCCCTTCTGGGAACTTCTTGCCGAGCGCTGTAGTTATCATGTCGATGGTGTCCGGCAACGATTTGCGCATTGAGTCGGCTACTTGCTGCGTAGATAGACCGATATCTTTCAGTGATGAGGCCCCTTTGGACGCGGGAGCCTCAAGTGCGAGTATTACTTGTCGGAGATGGGTAGCAGCTGACGACGCATCGTCACCTTGCATGGTCATTGTGGCGAGTCCCGCCACTGTATCCCCCATTGCTATCCCAAATTTTGCAGACACAGGCAGAACATTACTTATGGCTCCTGACAATCCTTGTAAGGTCATAGACCCACTTGACACTGCAGCTATCATCGTGTTCATCGTCTCAGCTGCGCCCAGATTGCTCCCTCTATATGTATTCATTGCCGCGGTAACGACCTTTACGACATCGGTAACGTTAGCATTCTCCGCTTTGGCTCCTTGCGCTGCTATCTTCAGCACGTTCAGCCCGTCTGCACCGTGATAACCCGCACTTTCTACCCAATACATTGCGTCCCCGAGATCCTTGACCGGAGTCGCTGTCTCCCCCGCCATAGCAATAATACCCTTGCTGACCATTGCTATGTTGCTTTTTGATTCATTGGCCGTAGTTACCAGCTTCGTCAGCTGCTCTTGGAAGTCGCCTATCATCTTCCCGGACGCAGTAGCTGCACCTATAAATATGGATCCCATCGCTTGCACACCCATAATAGTCATCCCTACTTTCGACCCGAATTCCAGGAGCCCGCCAGCAGCGCTTTTTATACCTGCAAAGAACCCACCTGAGCTTCCTTTCACTGCATTAAGCGCGTTCCCGAATATGCCCGTGTGAGTTGCGCTGTTAGACGAGGCGTCTGCCTGCTCATTCATCGCAGTCGTCAGTCTTGTGGCCTCTGCCTCTACTTTACCAATAGCAACCGCAGCATTATTCTCAGCGACATCTACTTTAGTTGCCGCCACCGCTGCTTTCTCTTGTGCAAGCGCTATCTCCTCGGCAGATGCCGTCCCGCTGATGGCTACCTCATTGGCACGTTGTTGAGCCGACGCCGCCTGAGCCTGAGCAAGCCCATAACGCGCAGCAACCTCGGCAGCTTTAACTTGGAGAGTCGTGAACTTCGTGACATCTAGCCCAGCGGCCTCCGCTTCTACCGCTAATGTCTGCATACCTGTCTTCGCGTTATTCACCTCAGAGACGAACCTATTAGCCAACGCAGCTCCGACATTGACGGACGCAGTGGCAAGCGCATCTAGCTGATCTTGCGCAATTTGGGAACTCGCCCCCATACTCTGAAGATCAGATTTTGCCTGCGATACACCGGTGACTTCTATCTTTGCCGTCAATTGCGATGCTACAATTGCCATTATCCTTTGTCCCTCATTTTTTCTTTCTGCTCTCTTGCGTAATTCTCTGCGGAATTCGCTATCAACGCCCTATCTCTCCACCAAACTGACTGTGCCGCCAGTTCCCAAGGAGGGCAATGACACCTGTCGGCAGCCACAAACAACGGATACCAGTCAGGACACCATCCCATTCGTCCGTCCATTGCGAGATAGCGCCTTAGAGCGATCAATTCTTCGTCTTCGGCGCTGACGGGTTTGGGCGTACATCACTCATGATTGCGAACATAACCTGCATCTTTAGAGACAGTTCCAACCTTGACAACCCTTCTACCGTTGTTGGCCACATAGTTGCCATCTGGTCATCTTCATAGAAATCCCACTTCTTGATCAGCTGCGACAACATCTCATTAAGGCCAGCGAGCGCTTCTTTGGCTGCGCTCGCTGAATTTATCCCATCAAAACCAGCGAACTTAACGAATATATCATCCGTTACTTGAGAAGGATAGTAAACTACTGTGAGTGTTTCACCATAAATTGCGATTGATACGGTGGCTTCGTTCTGTCGTACCTTGGCATACGATAATGGCATAAAATCTCCTATAATGTAGCAATACTATTAGTTACTGTTACGACATTTGAGTGTCCCCAGACTGAATCTTCAAAGACATCACACTGCCATTCAATAGCGTATATACCAGCGTTATCCTGCCAAGCGCTAGGAGTTCCTATTTTTATCGCCATATCGTGTTGCATTGTGTTGTAGATCTGCGTCTGGGTAATCGTGAAAGTGCCGCCGGTCAAGCTAGCTCCTGATCCTGTGATAGCGGTAGTGTCCAATGCGAGAGTCCCTGCAAATGTGATTATGTACGGTCCGCCTGCGGATCCTGTAACGGTCGCATTGCCTGCGCCTACCGTTGACAAACCTGTAAAAGCAGTCTGGACAGTAGCAGAAGTAGCATTGAATGCAAGCCCCGATGTCGTCTGACCTTTATATGTCAGGGTGAACGTTCCTGCACTTGGGGCGCCAAGATTCACCGTTTGATTGTTGTCTACGACCGGTCCTGTTACATTCACACGTAGATACTGAGTTGACCCTACTCGCATGTTATTTAGTAGTGCCATGCCCGTAGCATCCGCCTCTGCCATAATCTTAACGTAGCAGTTAGGCTTCAGATCTACATGGGAAGCGAAACTCGACTGCGATCTATTAAGTGGCCAAAACGGACCGTAAAGGTTGTCGTAATCGAATTCGACGCTTATGAACTTTGTTAGCTGCGTCATCCCCAGATTTGCAGACGTAGGATCAAGGTAGATGTTTGTCTGCTGTCCGGTCATCGGTTGGAGCGCAACAGCAGTCGGAGAAGCAGTCATCGTTATCCCATCAGAAACCAATTGCCCGATGATGTTGCCAGAAACGCTTGCGTCCTGATGAGTTATTTTGTAATCAAGCTTCGTGAACAGCCCGTACGCAAACTTTTGTGCTCTTGTTGCGCTTTCGCCTTGCTCGATTGAAAGCGTTTGCGGCTGCTTAGCCCCTGAGAGCACGGCGTCAAAAACCCAATCCTTTGCGACGGTACTCGAGCCATGTGCAGCTGCGGTCTGAACCCCATAAACTCCGGCAAGCGGATAAAGGAGGCCATTAAAGTCCATTGACCCAGAATATGTGCCGTCTGTGTATTCTGAGTTAATTTGCTGGACAACTGGGAATTTGCGCCCTGTGCCCGCCATAGACTTAAGTGAAGGCTTGATGGTAAATGAAAACATATAGCAGTCCACTCGCTTGTTGGCGGGGACCGCTGTTCCCGGAGTTGTCTCGATACCGAGCTGTAAGCTTTGATTTACTGATGCTCTTTCTGGGCTGAAAGACATGTTGGTCTCCTTACATCTGTTGAAGATTTACGCTATAAATACCACCAAGATGAGTAAAGCTTGTTCCGGAAAGATCCTCATCAAACTGCAACGTAGATTCCCTATAGCACGAAAGTATCCATCCGCTTGTCAACCCTATATTCCGCAGACCTTGATTTCCGCCTAAAACAATATCTATCCGTGACGCAAGTGAAAAGACGTTAGATGTGTCATTGGCAAGACCAGATGCTCTCACCTGATAGAGCGACCTGACCATGAGGCGCCTACTATTAGCCGTCAGTGTGTCAGCTGAGCCTTGAAAAGCTACAATGCAAACAGGATAGGCGGTACCGGCAGGAGCGAAAGATCTCCATATGCCGCCTGGTGCCAGCATCATCAGTGTTGAATCTGCTTGCAGGGTGGCGATCAGGAACCCGATCGCCAGTTGTCCTTCATGTATTGCACTCATATCTTTTCAATCACGATCTTGATTTGTACTACGGCTTGATCAAGATCGTCTTGTGTCTTAAGAATCGCTGGCTCAAAAAAAGGTTTCGCCCCTTGGTGCATTGTCCCATAATTTGGGAATATGGCATATTTAGCTCCCACTCCTACTATTGCTTCCATGTCGCTTTCTGGCTTCACTTCCGGAAGACTCCGCTCATCCGATCCGTTTGAGTAGTCACTCCCATCTGAAGTACTTGCATATACACTCCCCATCATAAATCCGGTTCTAACCTGGCTATTCGCCGCAATCTGGTCTTGTACGTTTTGCGCTCCGATATTAGCAACATCTACTACTGCTTTCTTAGCAGTAGTAATAATAGCATCCGCTATGTCTTCCCACTTATTTATCATGATATCACCACCAGTAATGCATTGCTATCAAACGTGTAACTCGGCTCTCCTACAACACTCTGCACTACAAATGACTTGCCGTTGTAATTAATGATATCACCCTCGCGAATGTCGTTAGTTCTTGCAAATCTCAACATAATCGCTTCTCGCGATTTGATTACATCTGCATATTTAGCTAACTGACTAGCGTTAGGACGATAAAAATTAACCATGAACGTTCCTACCGTTGAGAGTGTATTTTCCAGCGACCCAAAGGCGTCAATGACAGCAGTGGATCTCTGCACATTTATCTGTGCGTCAAAGCTACTTGTCACCGTATCTGTTATTGATGCTATGTCACTCGCCGAAAGTAAACTCATTGTCCGCTCCCTATGTAATCAATGGCCGTTGGACCAAGACCTAAATCCTCCCTGTCACCAGCCAGATCAGATCTATAGAGGCCCATCGTCTTCGGTCTCTGCTTCATTCGATAAGACTTAGCTAGATTCAAGAGAGCAGGCGCTACCTGTGCCCTCTGAAAAGACTGCCCGTCTGATGAGAAGCTGAAGTTCAAAGACCATTGTGCTGCCTGTCGCTCAAGTAAGTCAGCTGCTGCCCTATAGACATCAAACACCTTCCCTGTTATATATACAGAAGGGAGCGTAGTTGTGGAGAATGCCCAATGCCCGGCTATCTCTTCCGCAATTGATGGGCTTACGACATTTACAAGGTACTGCTTTGTCACCCAATCTGATTCCCATCCTCCTAGTTCTGCGTAGTAATTAAGGTATTGTACAGTTGAACCGGTAAACGTAGGTTTTGGTATTAGGGACTGGTTGACAATATCGGTACGAGACTCATCCATAACATCTTGGATTGTCTGGTCACTAAAAACTTGCGTTGCAGAAGCGGGATCATTAATGAGCACTCGTAATCGTGTAATCAATGTTGCCATTGTGGTGCGTACAGCCATATGAGTGCTCCTCTGCGCTTATGGGCGACTTACCGCAATATCACCTTGATAGGTAATGGTAGGCGTAGTTGGTGTACCTGACAATGTGGCGTACAGCTTGATCTGAGTGCCATTTGCAACACTGGTCGGGCTAATTGAGAATGGAATGAATATCTCACCGGCTTGTGCAGTTGTTGTCAGTGTGATCGGAGGCGCAACAAAATCCACCAGCCAAGTGGTGCCTCCGTCATAGGATACCGCAACGCTGAATGTGAACACTCCGGAACCACTGGCCTGATTGGCGGCGCTATAGAGGACGCGCGCATTGATTCCGCGTCTCGGTGTTCCGCCAGGCAATACTACAGCTGTAGCCGCCGTGGTATAAGAAGCAGTGATCGTCTGACTTGCTTGAAGTACAATATTAGCATCTGTCGGCATGAGCGCTCTCCTTATGCAATCTTAATGTCGTATAAACGCCCTAATGAACGTGTCGATGCGTTCATAAAGCCAACAGCCCAATCAATCAATGTTCTATAAATTACTCCGTTATTAAGCAATCCTAGGTCTTGAACGTTTGGTTCACTAAACTGCCATCCAAAGAAGTGCTCGGTGTCATAGTTTACAGCATAGATGCTGGTAAACGTAGAGCTACCGTTCGCACCTGTGTTCGTCTCGGTGCTCGTAATGATGCGCGTGGTTTGATCTGCCTTGTATCCGGGATCGCGAATAACTGCTCCTTTGTACTGTGTGACTGTTCTATCAAACTGGTCCTTAGTGATCTCAAATCCACCGCTTGTGCCCATAGTTCGCATTGCAAACGCGAACCGCCGTTTCATTACCTCATTCATGTAAAGAATGACTCCCTGGCCATCTGGGGAATCAACTGACCATAACAGCTGATCAAGTTGCTCAAGGAACTTGTTGGCGGTTGCCTGCGTAGTTCCTGCCTGGCTTAGGTCGGTGCCTCCCGCATCGATTTTGTTCTCAGAGCGAACCCCGAACGTCGATCCGTTATCAATTCGCGATCTGATACCGACAAATGAGTTAGCGTCACCTGTAACATGATCGTTATTAATGAACTTGAAGTTGATATCGTATGTCAGTGCTTTCAGATATGCCTCTGACTGAGCAGCGCGTGGGTCTACGATTGCGTTCTCTTCGTCAACCAACATCTTGTCAACATCGATGTAGTTACGAATTAGATAAACCTGCTCTTGATAAGCGGTAGGAGTACCTTTGGTCGTAACGCCTTCCGCATTAAGCTGTGCCCAGTTAACCGTTGGTAAATTGCCCTCAAAACGTGCTCCGTTAGCCACGAGGCTTCTCTTGGTCATCAGAGGTACGTCTTGAATGACATTTGAGTAAAGAATCAACGAGTAGGTAATAGCGCGAACAAGCGGGCTATTACTTTGCAGAGCGTAATCTGCAAGAGACACCGCGCTGGTAGAGATTGCCATATTGGCCTCCTATATACATTACCGCTTCTGATTATAGTAATCCGCAAGTCTCATAAATTTAGGTGGAGCTTGCTCTGGGACGGGAGGACTGATAGATGTGCGCCCTGGATTCATTGCGGGTATTTTTGGCGCTGAATTGTTCGCAGGAACAGATGGACCAAGATACGGTTTGTTTTTTAGTAGTTTCTTAAGCAAATCGCTTGCGTTGGTAGGTTCACCTGACTCGCTGAACTCTAACTCTGCCATATCCAATAATTTGAATGCTGCTTCTGGATCAATGATGCCTAGCTTCGTAGCATGCTTTTCTATATCGTTTTGCACGATCTTTTCTTGCATGCGCTGAGAATAGACTTGGTGGGAGGCTTGAAGTTCAGCTAGTTGTTTCTTTGTCCGCTCTATTTCACTGAGCTGCGCTTCCTCTGCCGCTTTTTTAACTGCATTGGATTCTTGCTCAGCTTTCTCATATGCTGACAGTTTCTTTCGGTGTCTCCCAACTTCCTCAACGGCATTCTTTTGAGAATGCTCAAGATCAGCAATTCTTTTTAACGCCTCTTCAAGCGTAAAAGATGTACTCTGTACAGACATCGCGTCTGTCGGAGCGGGAGTGACCGTCTCGGTCGGCGCTGTGGTCGGCGTCTCGCCAGCCACAACGGAAGGGGTTTCTGTAGTTGTCATGATTGTATCCCTAAATTTCTAGCTTGTCAAGGGATTTAGCCCTTGAATTTGAGGTCATTTTGCCAGGCTTGGCAAAATGACCTGACATATTCGAGTTTCGACCGGCTATGAACAACCTCGTCAATGAGGTCGGCTATTACGGCTGGGTCGTCATCTTTAGCTATAGGACTACTAATCAACGGATCTCCGCAAGATACTCTTTTGAGCATAGCGCGAAGATCATCCTCTGGCCATTTCTTGATCTGTTTGATCATATAAGAATTCTCCTATCGAGTTGTAAAATGACTCAACCATCGGATAAACCGTTAGTAGACTTGGAAAATCTTCTACATACACTTCCTGCCAGCTACCTCCTTGATACAATACAAGGAGGTAGCTCATGTCGCTGGCCAAGTTAGATGGGCCAGCTAACTTATACACTGACAGCCCTTGAATTAATCCTCCTGCGCTGTTCTCTCGATTCTTGGCGGCGATAAGATTGTAACGCACATCATCTAAATAGCACCCTATATCGTCATATTTTATAATGCCTGGCTCGTCTTGCCAGTCTCCTTTATAGTACGCGTGGATCATGTTTGCTCCTTATGATGACATACGCTTCAGTGAAGGCGGAGGTTCCATCTTCGCTTCGGCATAGGCGCGTAACAATTTACGTGCTGCTGACTTCTTTGCTTCCGGAGACGCTTGCACTCCGCCTCGTGCTCCTGCTAGAGCGGCCGATGCAGATCCAAGAGCATTGCGATTAATGTCTCCGCTCGGCTCCTTGTATGGGATCTTGCACTTTGACTGGACCTTATCAGATCCTGGTTCATTATCGTCTATTGCACAAGACTCGCAATAGGCGGCGGCGTCAGGCCACCGGCTGGCTGACCCGTCCCATGGGCGGATTGATATTGCCATTTGATTGTACTTCCTGTGATGTTACATCTATCTGCGCAGACTCCGGATAGGATGTAGGTGCATTAGGTTGCGATTGCTTCTTGGCAAGTTCTTCGTCGGGCGCATAGCCAAGCTCTTCTTGAAGCGTTGCTTGGCTAACACCTATCTGTAGCTTACCAATTGCTGCTTGTACAGCACCAAGATCATCATTTGGCAATGGGTCTTGCCATGCTAAAGTAAGATCAAGAGTTCCATCCATATGATTTAGCTTAAGCAGCGCTTTGGTTACATCGATTATTAGCGATCCGTAAGTGCACCTCTTCTTTTCAGTCTTCTTTAGTAAGGGCATAAAAAGCAACTCTATCGCGACACCGCTCAGCGCGCCTCTTGGCATTGTTGCGATACGGCCGGTCGCGACACCTGGTGTGCTACTCTGCTCATCAATGTCAGATCGGAGATCAGCTGCAAAAGCAATGGCACTTGGAATATCAGAAACAAGCGGAACTGCTACTATTTTACTCTCAGTCATCGGCAGCGCGATAATCTTACCAGGCTTGATATCGATGATTGACTCGCCAGCGCCTGTCGCATACAGAATCGGGCTTCCAAATAGCTTCATAACTCTATTGGCACAAGATTGTACCAAATTAAGCGCATTATTGACTCCTATAAGATCTGGCGTTACGTCTGGTATTCCCCAATACGAATGTGGCCTAGGTAGGTTTTGGCAAGAGAACAAAGGCGGGAATGGATAAGGCCACTGGATGGGGGCGTCTACCATTTGCCAATTGCCTCTCTCTCCGATCTTGGACCAGTGGCTGATTTCCCAAGAGGTGTCTGTTCCTGTGTATTGATCAGTATCATCATCGTCAGGATCTATTCGTTTAATTTCTTCTCTGTAAAAGACAATCTTCGGCGAGCCGGGTACGCCTTGCTCTGACTGGTATTGAATGCAGAATAAGCAGACATCTTCACAGTCCTGAGTTTCTGTCTGCGCATATACGGTAGATGGATCTATGACTACTAAATTATATTGTTTAGATGCATTAGGAACTATTCTGATAAATGCTTGACCAGTGATAGCTCCACTCATAGCCAGCTTTTGCAGCAAAGGAATGCGCTTTTCCCTAATGCCCCATATTTCGTCTATGAACTCTTGCACATTGTCAGGGGCATTCTCTTCTACGCTTATTCCCATCTCTTTACCGAATAGAAAGTCTACGCCTCTATCAACGATCGGGCGCATGCGATTGCTTAAGACGTTATCATCCGGCTCTCCGGGCATCTTCTGCAATGGTGCTTCGGTTTCACCGTCATATGCTTGCCATGCCTTGTGTATTAGCTCAGCGCGCTTCTTGTCAGCGTCAGTTATGACGTAGGTTGGCTGCCCGTTATTATTGTTCATTTAGAATATCCTATTGCTATACGTCACTTTTGACGGCTTAATGTCTTTGTAAGCGACCATATACCTATCACAGTCCATTCCATGATCTGACTCCTTGACAGGCTGGTCACCGCGCCTTGCCCCTTGTCTTGTGTCCCATATATAGCTATCAAACTCCTCTATAGAACACTTTGGTTTTTTGTTTGCAGATAGCTCAGGATCTATCTCCACTAAACAATTGTCTAAGTAGAGTAGGCGAGGGCGACCGTCTCCTGCCCTCCTAAGCCTAGATGCTACTGCTTGAATCCCGTCAGACACTGACTTGTGGGCTGGTATTGTATGAAGCCCAAGGTGTCTTTCAAGTGTAGCCCTGTCCTCAGCGTCATGGTCACAGATGATAGCGCGAGGATACGGTTCTCCTTTCTCTGCTCCCCAGAAAGACACCTTCTTTATCTGGTCGGAGTGATCCTCTACTAAGCGCTTGGTCATGTATATTTCTCGATAGCAATAGATTCTCCCGTCGTGATCTACCGCGTACCATTTACATACAAAAGGATGTATATATCCAAAGTCCACTACTAGATATCGCTCCCAATCTTGCGGGATCTTGAAATTTTTAACGACATTAGTAGATCTATCCCAGCATCCTTCATAAACGGTGCCCTCGGCGGCTGCCCATTGTCCGTATCTCAGTCTTGCATGTCTAACTCCCGTTAAGCCTCCTAATACTTCCTCAATATAGAAATTGCCATCCTCTGTCCATTTACCAGTAGATATATCAAAGAATCTCGGGTTGTCCTCATGCCTGGATACTAACCTAGTGGTTATACCTGCAAGCATTCTCTGATTAAGCCAGTGTGTTGGGGCGTCCGGATTGCAGTCCATTACTATCTGTTGATATGGCATGATCCCGTTACGCAATCTAGACCGCACGAACTCGATGTCTTCCACGCTGCACTCAGTTGACTCGTTAATATACACGATATCAAATTCCCACGACTTGATTTTGTGTGGCTTGTCCAGCCCGTTCACTACTATCTGGCTCCCATTCCAATACTCGAATGCAGCTGGCTTTACCTTATTCCCACCAAAGTACCTGGCTTGAGCCGGATGCCCATAGCAATTCAAGATGGCCTCGCGATAAGTGGCCATTGCTGATCCAGACAGGGCAGTGTTTGTTTTACGACTAATGAGAGCTTTGGCCTTTGGATACTTACACATACAGCAATGTATTTTGTACAACGATGCTAGTGTCTTGCCTGTTCCGGCTGGTCCATCTAAACAAACCTCTATATCTCTACATCCCATTAACGATTTGTTTCCTCCACGAAGGATGGGTGCTTGTATCCGGATTGTCTCCTTTTCCATGATTACACCTCCCCTGGTATGTCTTGTATGATTATCTGGTTGGCGAATTCATTGCCTTTGTCATCTAGCCCATGCAACGAGGCGATATGCCTAACCAACGCCACATACCTGTCAACTGCGAACATCCAGTGCTTATCCGTCTTGTCCATACCTGTCTTGAATAGCCTCGCTAGTAGCTGGTTGCTCATCACGATATCGTTCTCGATTAACTCTAGCTTGCGCTCTTCGGGAAGAGCCTTTGCTATCTCTCTACGTACCGCGCGGCGCGCAACACTCCTATCATAGTATCCTATTGTCTTCGCAATCTGGTCATAAGTCATGCCTTCCTCTAGGTAAAGCTGTAGAGCTTTTACAGCTTTTACGTCCGCATTAGTGTCTTCTTTGGGATGGTATTCTTTTGGGCCACGAGGCTTCGCAGTCCACTGTTCCTTGTTCCGTCTATTAATGATTGCCGTTTTGGACACACTGTATTTACGCTCCAATGATCGTATTGAAACGCCGTCCTCAAAGTCCGCGCGGATCTCATCCCACTCAATGTCATTTCTCATAGTTCCCTCGATGCCTGGTGTTTTCGTTGATTATTATATCACGTACGTAGGACTGTCAAGAATAGTTTCCAAAAAAGGACGCCTAAGACTGAAAATAGAAAAACGAGGCCGATGCCAAGGACAATGATGCCAATTCCTTCCAAAATAGAGACGCGTCTGGCACTTTCCTTGTAATAGGCAGACATATTTACCTGAGTGTCTTCTGAGTAAAGAGGCAATGTTAACTTCCCTTGTTGCATGAACTGGCTCATTGTACGTTTCTCCTACCTCTTCCATGAAGTACAAATGTATACTCTACCTCTCTTTAAATTGCAATATAAAAAGCTTCAGTGCCTGGCTGAAGCTTAATCGATTAATTGAAAAATGTCAATACTATAGGACTATCGTCGGATTACGCCGGTCTCTAGCATCCTACCATATGCAGCATTCGCAAATATCGATGGTATATCGATATGACTGTAACCACGCTTTACCAGATCGTCTACTGCAACTCTTATTCTCTCCATTACTTGGCTCTCTATATCCGAAGGAGTATCGTGTTGTCCGTCGGGTCTCTCACTCTCATGTGTATCATCGAGTTGCCCGTGTAGCCTCAGTACAAGAAATAATCTAGCTGAGTCTCTATTGTGTTGTGTCTTGTAAACACCTACAAACGAGTATCTACCGTCGATAACATTGACCGATACATCTACCTTGAATGTTCGCGACAACTTTGATCTCTGCCCCTCGATAAACGCATCTACTTCTCCGTAAGACTCAAACTCCTTAAGAATCGGAGTATGCTGCTTCCCTGTCTCGTTGAAGACTATTTCTAGCCATGCTGGATTGTTCATCACGACTTCCTCCTAGCAAACGAAAAGAATTCGTTTGTTGATATCACCAGGGTCACTCCGAGAACTACTGCTAAAAATGAGGCTAGCCAGAGGGGAAATCCCGCTCTGGCCATAGTAAGGGCAGAGGCAAAGGCAAAGGATATCGCAACTATAACCCTTAATAGCCTAATTGCATGAATCATTTGTCTTTTACTCCTACTATCTGAAATCCGCCTTTCCAGTGAAATGATTCCATGGTGGATCGTGATCCACCAAAGAGTGCAAGATCAGGTGGACATTGGCTCTGATCAAAGGATATTAGAGTCGGATGCCCGTATGCGTTAACTATAGTTACATCTCTCCCTATGTATGCTCGTCCGGCCGGGAATATCACCATCTCTTCTACAACGTACACACCTGGCTCTACAACAATTGTATCTCCGACGTGACCTGAGTTTAATTGTAAGTCTAGGTCTTTTTGAGTACGGTTTGTCATTTTATCCTCCTATGGATTGGTAGTTAGATTTATTAGTCCAATGCCCGACGCAGACGGCGCTTGAGCGTTAATATGGGTAAGTGTATAGTGATACGTCACACCTCCGTTGCTACCGTTGTTTATCTTGACGGTAGAACTTTTCCCTACCGCGAGGCTGGGAACGTATCCATTGTAGAATCCTACCGGCTGCTTCTTTTGATCGTCAACTTCGATGTTCAGCGATCCTTCTACCGAATGGCTATCTCTGTTAGATACAGAGAAGGAGTATATCGTAAGCTGCTGATTTACATTCCTACCCGACACATTAGATACATTAATAGCGTCAGCAAAGGTTTGCGTATTGCTATCTGCACAAGCAGATAGCAATAACATCATTGCCAGGGCTGGCAATATCTTCAAGGTCATTTGTCCTCCTGATGATCTGATATATCAAAAATGAGTACCTCTATTATTATACCACATCTAAGCTGACATCCAAAAGTCCTTCCCCCTTTGACTCAGATGGGTACAATCCACTAGACTGCATATATGTGTTGTTCCCTCTATAGAAGGATCCAAAATATGAGCACAAAATCACCGGTCTGTTGGATTGGCGGTAAATGTCATAGTGCAAGTAAGATAGTGGACTGTTTACCTCTTCCGCCAACATATAAGCACTTTGTAGATGTTTTTGGCGGCGGCGCGCACGTGTTGTTTAGAAAGCCGCAGTACAATCACCTAGAAACATACAATGACTACGATGGCAACTTGGTTAACTTCTGGATGCAATGTCGCGACCACCCAAATGAGCTTCAATCCCTAATAGATTCATTGCCGTACTCGCGCTCATTATATGAAGATTGGGTAGAGAGTATCCGAAATGGCGAAGAACTTTGCCCGCTAGAACGTGCAGCACGCTGGTTTTATGTGCTAAGGTCCAGTATAAGCGGAAAGTTGGGGCAGACTAAAGGCGACTGGGGGTACAGTAAAGAAGCAGGAAGGAATCATGCGCGATCATTGCATAATGCAGCTGGTCTGTTTACTGAGGCATCCGAGAGAATGCGCTGTGTGCAAATCGAGTGCAAAAGCTTCAGCGACATCATCTGCCGCTATCAGAGAGATAATGTAGTATTTTACTGTGACCCTCCATATATCGGGCATGAACGTTATTACAAAGGAGCACCTATTTTTGGGCTAAATGACCACAAGGTTCTCTCTGAACTCCTAAACGCCACCAAAGCCAAGGTTGCGCTTTCTTACTATCCGCACCCTCTATTAGCTGAACTATATCCAGGGACACGGTGGCGCATTGTGACGTGGGATACCTATAAGCATGCCGAGATGGTGCAACCCGGTAGCACTCGTCAGAAGTCAACTGAGATCCTAATCATGAACTATGACCAGGCTGACGCGCGCATGGCCTGGTCTTAGCACTGCTACTGTAGAGGTATGGACCAGAGAATCTGATTGTTCTTATCAGCCGGTTTGTAGGTCAGGATGATCTTCTTGAGATCCGCAGGTACTACCCAATCCTGGTTGCCGGTATTTATAAGCCCCTGCGAGAGTGTGACATTTAATTGCTTATCGTAATCTGGAATGCCACCGAGATCATAATGGAAATTTTGATCTCCGGTCTCATCTTGTATCCGAAGCCCGTAATCATTAAAAGTCTGCGCACCGGTACCTAGATTCTTTACGGTTATCGTCAAGCAGGCATAATGCTGCTTCTTGCTTATCATGCCGCTATAGTCAGTGATGGGATCATTTATCTTGGCGGGATCAACGATCGCAACAGAATTAAGTGTTATCTGCCATGAATCACCGGCGTCGTACACTTTTACTGAATCGCCTACATTGTTGTATTTGATTGGTAGTGCCGCAGGCATATCGTTAGTGACGGATTTATTAGGAGCAGTTGTTTTCGGCATATCACATCCTGACAATGCTACAATAAACAAAACGCAGATTATAAGACTGCGCATGATATCTCCTCTGGTATTTCTGGGAATCCGGGCAGAACCATTTGTCCTGCCCGTATCTGGTCAAAGACTTTCTTATTCTTCCTCTTCTGAATCCTACTACGAGTGCTCTCTAGGTGCTTAGGCATATCATAGCTCATGTGGCACTGCTTGCACAAGCATATAAGAACAGCGTACTCGTTAAGAGGATCATGATTTAAATGGGCCGCTTGCAGTACGACCTTCAGTTGCTGGCCTCCGTAGCTTATATATGAGTCACCGCTCTTGAGTCCGCAATGCTGGCATGTGAAGTTAGCTAGTTTCAAGCACTCTTTGCGACGATGCTTGAAGTTATCATGATATGCGTCAGGATTACGCATCTTATCCTCCTATCGATAGCTTCCCGGTAATTAAACCGAGAGCCGCTATAAATACAAAGATCGCTAGTACAAGAACCCATAACAAAACAGGGAAACCCTGCTCACTCTTACTCATCTACGCAATCCTCCTTTTTACCTCTTGCATTCTCGATTACTTGAAGGTCTGACAGGAATCTTCCTAAGCGGTGCTTCATTTCTTCCACATAGTACCACTCAACGTCGTCGAATGCTTTGATAGCCTCTGCAGGTGATGGGAATGACTCTTGGCTCTTTGCGAGACCCGCCAGAAGACTCGCCCTGGCCATTCTCCATTTGTCGCGAATTTCTCCGTCTCTGCTCAGAGATGGCAGCTCAGGCCGCCTGGAGTCTATGATCTCTTTTTGCTTGTTAAACTCTCTTTTGAGATTATCTCGCTGTCGAGTCCGCGCCTCAAGATCCGTCTCTCGCTTTGCCAACTCATCCTTTAGAGCTGCTAGGTTCTTGGTGACATCATCGGGAATGACTTCAACTATCTTTTCGATAATCACTGGAGCCGGCGTTGATTCAAGTTTAAGCTTTAATTGGGCGATGTCGGCTTCTAATTTGCGTTCGACTAGAAGTTGCTGGTTAAACTTGCCAGTGGCATCGCTTGCACGCTGTTCTGCTTTGACACGGGCTATGCCTTCCTCCTGAGCCTTCTTGCGAGCGGATTCCTCGCGAGATTTGGCTGCCTTAATTTCCTCGTCAATGGACTTCGAGGTTGCTGCCAGTTCTCCGGAGCTTATTTTAGCGGAGATTTGCTTGTGTTCTGGCGAACCTGCTATCTTGCGGTAAGTGCGGAAGCTCAAATGCGAACCGCGGTTCGCATTTGAGAGTAACTCAGGAACAGTGACAATGACATCAACATAATACTGTGCATTCCGTGCAGAAACCCCAATCTTCTCTAGCCAATTCATGTACTCGCCGTGTCCGCACTTGGCTTTATAAGCCATGTAAAGCTCCCCTCTTCGACGTATTGCCTCTGACTTCAATCTATCCGCGAATGCCTCTGTCTTTTCAAGCTCGCTATGAAGATTCGTCGCATAATCCTCAAAATCACCTAGAGACATATTCGCCAGTGTATCTGACAGAACAACCTCACAGTCCTCTGGTATCTCTGTAACTTCGGTTATCTCAGTAAAAAGGCTAAGTTGTGTTGGTTGGCTAATCATTGTGCAATCCTTCCAGTAAGTCGGGTCTTTTGCTTTCCATAAATGCCTTACGAATTACGGGAGCTATCTCACTAACAATGAGCGATGAGAGTTCAGCTCTCCCTGCAATATCTAGTTCTAGCTCCTTGCTGTCACGGATGACCTTATTAATACCTTCATAGATCTTAGGCATGATTTGTTTGTCGATAAGAATTAATGGGCGCATTATTACGCCGACTTCCTTATTCTGGAACCCGGCACCATTAACGCCTAGCTCGACCTTTCTCTCGAATGTACGTCTAGCAATGGCGGTCAGGCAATAGTGTATGAACACATCCATGTCGCCTTGATACTTGATAGCCTGCACCTTGCGGCATACCTCTTTACTTCTATGGTTCGTTTCCCAATCTATGAGCTTGTCTAACAGTCTGCCAGACGTGTCATGGAACATCGTGGGGGATTCCTCTCCGGCCCATGACAAGAACTTCGTAAAATTGCCAACCTCATAGATCTTGTCAGCATTGATCACATAAGGCTCTATATTGTCCCCGTCCTTCCCTATCCGAGGGAGTTCCAGCTTTGGCTCATAGCCAGCCTGCCGCAAGCAATCGGTATAAGTGACGCCGCTTGCTATGAAGAAATATTCCTCTTCTAGCAATGACTCGTCAGCTGCGATCTTCGCGAACTGAGAAAGCGTTAAATCGTTAGGCATCTATTTCTCCTCTAACTCTGCAATAGAGTTTTTAATAATCTGTAGGAGCTGAGAGTCAATCCCGAGCTTTAATACTTGTATAGCCAGCCCATCATCGAAAGATGTCGTTGACCCTTCTCTCTCAGACGATCCTTTCCAATCGCATATCATCTCGATGATATCTGTCAGCGTCATTCCGCATATACCGTTCTGGTAGTACTCAGGATGGTGTCGATTAGACTGCGAATGATGCTCCCATGCGTTGCTGATGCTTGCGAATGCATTCTTGTAGCCAGGAGATCCAAATGAGTTACGCTTGAATTCCCCGAATGCACTTGAATACTCTGGATACTCCTCATCACTAAGCTTTGAGTCATCGTGATGAATAGCGCGATCTACAAGATCTGATATTACCTTTTGTAGATAATTTGTTACTAGCATCTTATGCTCTTGTAGGTCACTGACGAATGGGTCTATTGGTGAATGTTGGTCCATCTATCTCTCCTTTATCCTAAATGAGCAATCTGCATGCCGCGATGTGTAGAATACATACATTAGTTTCTCGTACAACTCCCAAAGCGGGGGAAGATCGTCAGGCAAGTACGCTGGCAATGTCTCTCGCATTTGACCGGCCAATCTCGCCAGCAATCCGCCCATCTCATCTGAATATATAAGAGTATCCTCAGATGACTTGTAATCTTTCCTACGTTTCATTATCATAGGAGCTCTACATTCCTGGCAAGCAAGACATTCCTCATGCCCAATGGAGAGCAACCAACTACCGCACTCACACATCCAAAGCTCAGTGCATTCGGACACATATCTGACTACATTTGAATTTGATTTATGTTCCATTTATCTCTCCTTGTGACGCAATATCGCGTCACATTCCGGTGCGACACTTATAATGTCGCGATATTCTACTACAGGAACAATGAATTTTATTTGCTCTTCTAGCATCCTGTTAACAACGTAGCTAAAAGATCTCTTAATACTCTTTGCTATGTCGTTAATCTCAGATACTAGTTCTGGCTCCATTCTAATGGATTTGTGTATCTGTGTCATATCAATACCTCAATCGCCTGGCATGCTGTACTCGTCTTCTCCTGCCTTCAATTCAAATTTTTCGGCATAGGATGCTTCGAGGCTTCGACCTCGCATCTTGATATGGTCTGGATGGAACTGGAAGGCGGAGTCTTGGTCTTTGGCTCGCTGCTCTTTCTCCCCTTCAAGGAGTGCGCTCTCGCGTTCCTCTAGGCACCTCTGCCATTCCTTCAACCATTCCTTCAACCAGGAATGGACTTCCACTAAAGCATGGGCAATACGATCTAAAAATGCTCCATAGTTAGCCTCCATGGCTTTCTCCAATGCCTTCTGATTTGCCTCGGGAATACTGACATCTTCTCTTCCGTCGTACACAAGCGAATAAAGCTTGCTATTACACCGTGAACAAACAATGACATTGGCAGGCAGGAATCTAGATTTAGAACATGCCCCGAACCATACTTTCCCGCACATGCAGCACCTCCAATGTACATGCGCAGGTTTGTGATGGACGGATTTATTCGGATATGTCATGTCTTTCTCCTTTCAGATGTGCAACTGATCACATTGTAACACATCTGAGCCTCGCCGTCAATACCATTGGGCTACCTATTTGCCAAGACTTTGGATAATCACTGAGAAAAGTATCCATTAAACTGGTTACTGTAGCCAAAAAAAGCGGGCCTGGTAGCGCTTTGTCTGATTCACGTGGCAGTACATGCGCTTAACCGGCCAAAATCGGGAACTACCAAAGGAAACTAGGCTCTTGGCGACGGTACCTTTTCTACCGTCGCCGGTACCGTCGCCACCGACAAACCTAGATGTGGCCTGGCTTGAGACAGCCATGGCAACGGTGGCAACGGTTGAATCGACCTATATGCTCTATAGTAAAAATATATAGCCAATATTACTGGAATATTACTGGAGATTTCTCCTTATGTTTATATAGGCAAATCAACCGTCGCCACCGTCGCCATAAGCCGGGAAGAGGCTCTACACCTGGCTTTAGACCGGCGACGGTACTGGCGACGGTACTTTACGGGCAAATCTGTAAAGGCACATGGGGCCTGGCTTTAGACCGGCGACGGTACTTTTTGAGGTACCGTCGCCATCGGCCAAAAAGAAGAGCCATCGTACATTAACGATGGCTCTTGAGGGGAAAGAAGGCTATTTAGCTATATCAATCAAGGACTTTGATTCCTATGAGATAGCGACCTTTCTTTCCTGTTCGGTGATTAATCTTGCCATTATGAGCCGCAATTCCAGGTTGAGCTTTGCGCAACAGCACAATGACTTTATTCGTTTTTGCACAAACTATCCCCGCAGTCACACAATATGCCGCATATGCGTCGTAGAAGTCCTTCGAGAAGACCTATGCACAAGGATCAATTGTGCATTTCTCGGCGATGAAGTCCTTCAAGTGACATTCAATTGATGGGACAGTGACATCTAATTTAGGTGATCTACGGGCTGTGTGACCGGAGTACATTCTGGCTTCTAAACTCTTAAGCAATGCAAGATCTTCACCGATGGATACCTGATCGGCCTCTAAGGAAGCTATTGTTGTAGAGAGAAGCTCAGGGTCGCTAACGATAGAGCGGAAATCGATACTGGCAGTGCTATTTACTTGATAAACCCCTGTCTTGTAAATTGAAGGGATCACCTCTTCGACTATCCAATCCTGAAATGCTTCGGCCATAGGTTTGTTGCTTCTAAGTACAAGCCGATAAAGATTAGGTTCGTTGATGATAGTCATTACTTGGCTACCACCCTTCGTAAGGGTGCGAGTTTCGAGCACCCCCTTTGGGTTCAGCCGTGTTACTGATTTTGAAACATCGACTATATCAAGAGCGGAGCAGACATCAGCGGCAACCCACCAAGGTTCGTTACTGATGAGAACGGTGCGGATGTCGTTATTGTTGAAGCTAAAGATTTGTGGGACTGAGTTTGACATGGTTAGTCTCCTTGTAGTATACTTGGGATGTTGGTACATCCTATTTGTTGTCCAAGACTTCGCTCGCAACGAAGTCTTTTTCATTTCTTCTCTCATTATAGCTCATCCGTAGGAAGTTGTCAAGCGCGAGGACTTTAGGCCAACGAATTGCGCATGAGAAATCATGCGCAATTTATTTAAAAAATATTGGTTAGGGCCTCTGACAGGGAGGGCTACATCGTGGACTCCCATGTCAGAGGCCCACAAGTCACGGTCAAATACACGGGACTTTTAAAAATGCTATGGTGAGTCAACGAGTCAAAGTCCTCGCTGACTCTGTAGATTTAAGGAGTGGTACATGAAGCAGTTCCTCTTTATAGTATTTATTACACTAGCTACTATGGCCATATGTTCTTCTTGCAGGAATTCATCTACCGCACTTACCTTGCCCTGGGCAACAACTGCCACGTCATTCATCTGCGCGTATGTGTGGCCCGATTAGCGCCGTGATTCACTAGTTATAGAGGAGCGACAAATGCCTTTTCTACTACGTTGCCTTAATCCTAGTGCCATAATGGTCCTTTTTGTCGCGATTACTTGCTTCAGCGCTTGTTATACTGGATATCGCTCTTTGGACCTATTCTGGTTTCTTTGGCTCGCCCTTGGCATTTTAGCAATCGTTTCTTGGTTTATGCTTGTTGCTTCTTAAAAAAGGTCCTGGTAGCGCTACCAGGACCTTTGAATCGCCATGTAGAGATCAGAAACTGCCGTTGTCATTACTCTCATCGACCCAAAGAGCTTGGCACATCGGGTCAATCTGGATGCTAGCCAGAGGCAAGTCGCTATTGTCATCGGGCGAGATCGGCGCTATCTGCACATCTTGAGCGCTTCTCTTGCGGATGCCAGTGAGGTACCGACCCTTCTTGCCTGTATAGGAGTTCATCTTGGAAGCGTGAGCTTCAATACCGTACTTCATTTGGCACAGGAGATTGGTCATCTTATTGGATGCGAGCTTCTCATGGCCAGTCATTCTGCAAAACTCCTCATAGGCCTGGTAAAGGTCCTGAGAGAAGATCTCCTCATCGGCCCCTAAAAAGCACTCCTCCTCAATAAATGCTTTCAAGGTATTATTGGCGATGGCCAACTCTCCGATGATAAGCTTCATTTTACAAGACAGAGGATAGTATCCTCTCTTCAGTGCTTCTTTCCCCATCCGGATACAAGAAGCAGCAAATCCCCCAAGCTCAGGAGCGAAATCATCGATGATGTTAACGTTGCGAGCATCTCGTGCTCTTGTAGAAGAAACCATTAATGGCACCAAACGCTCTCTAAGTGCCCCTGAATTGTCCTTGTATTCAGGACGGTCATTCATGGCCATCAGGAACTTCGGCTTCCAACCGTTGTCCTTCTCATCATCGCGGCACATGCCTCGCATGCCAACGCCACCGTGCGCTGTCATTGTCTTAAAGATCTCTTCGTTGCGAAGAGCCGCTGATGGCAACTCGTCAGCGCAACAGATGAGATTCTTATTATGGATAAATCTACATCTCTTGCCTTCAAGGTCGGGGTCCAAGATGAATTTGTCTGCATAGGATCGCGGTTTTTGACCGCATGTCATGAGCGCCAGGTCGAGCGCTGTGGACTTGCCGGTGCGCGGATCGCCGATTATAGCTCCTGCCTGATGGACTCGGTTGTCTCGCATTAGAGCCAGCCCCACATGGCACATAAAGGCGACGCTTGCATACTTGTCAGGAAACATCTGTTGCAGAAACAGCATGATCTCGTACCACTCACCGTGCTCGTCATAATCATATGGCAAGCAATAGATTATTTCATCGGCCTTGGAATGGGCACGAAGCTCATCTGAATTGGTATCAAGTGTCCCATTGGAGAAATTAACTAGGCCAGGCTTTTGTGCGAAGACGCGCTTGCAGTCGATGGCCGCGAGTCTTACAACACAATCCAAGTCTGCCGACTTATTTACCGGCATGTCTCTACTGAGCATTAAATCACGCACGATACCGTCAAGCGAAACGCAAGATTTGCGCTGGCCTTCTGACTCATGCATGTCTTGCCAGAACTTCCCGGTCCATTGATACCATGTGCCTGATATCGGCTCAAAACCCCAATCGTTCCCGTACATCATCACAAAGTCCACTGCTATCATATCAAGCGAGACTTTCTCCTTCTTTTCCTTAGTCTGATTAGGCTTCGGTTGCGAAGCCTGCCCATTAACACCTGGCTCAAAGACTGCTCTAAAGTCTTTCCAGCCTTTACCAGCGCAGCTGTTATGAGAGCATGTTGCTGCATATCCATTTTGATATGCATAAATGCAGGCGTCGGGAGCCTTATGACTAGAATCCCAAGCGCATTCTTCCAGAACATATCTGACTCCGTCCTTGTATGTGCCAGACGATCGAACCTTAATCCCGTGCTTTGCAACAAAAGCCTCAAGGAAAGCAATCTTTTCCTTCATGACAGGCATATGGCCATTGGAGAATGCAGGGACTCTGCCAGATGCCTTGGCGATCTCTTTAGGGATCGGCTTCGCGATCTCCTCTATCAGAGAACGGTCCAACTCCACAATGGCCTCTGGGAGCTCTAGGATTGACGACATCCGCCAGGGACAGCCAAGCTCTGGGCAATGGTCGCCTTTGCATGCGCGTGTCCCGTAGAGCTTCCAGATGCGAGACGGATTGAATACTTTAAGATCGATATCAATGCCGTTCCCGTTGAATCGCTCGTGGATAGATTGCAGGAATCTATAGACCAGACCGGTATCCGCTTTGGATACCTCTTCATCATTTGGGAGGCTGACCCGATATATTAAGTGAGCGCCGTTTCCGCTATCAGCTACAATCGGATCAGGGAAATGATTACTCGCCAGGAACTTCTTAGTGGCGTAAGCACGATCAATAGCTAGCGAATGTGATTCATCATCCGATGAGGTCTTGGCAGGGCGCACCGGATCAAAATCGATGAGAAGATTAGAATAGGATAAGATGTCGCGATCCGACGTGGTGGCCCCAGCTCCGACCTTCTTGATCTTATGGTTGGCTCTACTGAGGAGACGCGCATCGACCGTCTGCGCCGTAACGTAGGCCGATTCAAAGCCTCCGAATGATTTCAATTGCGCGATCGCCTTTGCAATTCCTTGCTGGTCATTCTTGAAGTATCCAGCATAGGTAGAAGTGTACTTAGGCGTATCGGTATATCCGTTGAGGATCCGTATCTCAAAAACGGATCCTGGCGTGATTAATGCAGAGATGGAGCGCCCAACCCCATCGGCATCGATAAGTGAAGAAATCGTATTCATAAAATTGCATCCTTGTCATCTGACCAATTAAATCGCGACAATTTCGCCTTGACAGAGCGTTGTGCCCTGTGATATAATCAGATCAGAATGAGTGTTCGTCAGGCCGAGGGAGCCGCCAAGCAAGACCTCGGTCAATTACAGTAGAAGTGGAAGGGACTTTATTTTTAGCGGACTTCCATTATACGATAGCGTTGTGCGCCCGCGCTTCGGTCCCAAATGATTTCAAGCCCGCGTTTGCGTAAGAATCCGATATCCCTAAACAACATCTTACTCCGCGCGTACTCATTCTTCGCCTTGTAGGATGGTATTGCCACGAATATCTCCTCTTTAGTCAGCCCGTGCGGACTCACTGCAAAAAGATGATGCAATTCCATTATGCGATCTGTGGTATGGCCGTACATATTAATCTCCCTACTTGATAAGATTGCGCTCGAGACGCAACATCGGACGATAATCGCCAAAGCCTGTGTCGCCATACAGACATACTGCCCACCAAGAGTTTCTTTCTTCTACAACCATAAACTTCTTACCTTGTACTTTCACGTGCCCAAAACGGACGTTTGTCGTGCCGTAAGTCTCATAGTCAACAGTTCCTACCACAGTCACGCTGCGGATGACTCCGCGATACGATTGTGAAGTCTTGAAGTACACGGTTTGTTTGGCAACATTCTCAGGAGGATATATCTCCCGAGCGCTGCTCATGTAAACGGCGTCGGTTCTGGTCATTGAATTAAGCATGGTCGTTCTCCTTATCTTGGATTAAAACTGTTCCATCTTGCAAGATCTCCAGATCTGCGCGACAGTTCCGATTGGTAGATGCTGAGCACGCATTCACGCTCATCATCGGTAGAAGCACTGCAATATGATTGGGCAAGTTCTGGGGCCATCGTGAAGCAGATATCTGTACTCTTCCACTTGCCACTCCCAACTGACTCTTGGATTGTATAGAAGGTCTTGCCTTCCACAATCATACGGCGTCTAGTCATCGTAGTTTCCTTTCGAGCGTTAATCTCGCTCTGTACGTGGACCAAGATCCATCTGTTTCGTACAGCAAGAACATTCCTATGTGACAGCAACCAATTGAGGTACTTTATAGGCACCTCGTCTAGGCGCTCGTTTTTATGCTTTCCAAATTCAAATCTCATGGTCTTGGTCCTTCGATAATTTACCAGGTACAAATTTTGTACCTGGCCATAGTATACGCCATCGTCAACTATTTGTCAAGGTATTTGACTACCAATTTTGACAAAAATAAAAACCCGTTAGACGCTATCTAACGGGTTTTGTTAGATTGCTAGATAGGGGCATCCGGCAATCTACATCTCGTGCAACTTTTTATCTATAACATTCTTCCATTCCTGTGTAAGTCGATCTATCCCGTCCGACGGAGCAATGAAGCCATGGTCAGAGGCGCGCTGCTCGCTTCCTTGGAATAGATAATCCACTCCACATTCATACGAGCCGTAAAGCTGTCCCAAGATGCATTGATTGCAATCTCTAATATCGAGCGATTCCACGTCAATGCTCCGAATCCAAATCGGTCCGATGATATCGTCAAGAATTTCAATTCCTGATCTGATCTGAGCGTTCATGGTTGTTCTCCTTATTCTCCGAGAATTTCTATTCTCTTTTGGTTTATCTGATATATTTTTTCTCGGTTTTCCCAAGAAAAGACATCAGAACTCCATTCCCCGAAGAGAGGGTATATGCTCTCAAATACAGCGAGAGCCTTTGACTTTGAGGCTTTGAAGTAAGATATGATGTTTGAGCTACTTACGCATGTTATCGACCATCGGCAATGCTTGCCGCTTATGTCTCGGTGCAAAGCCAGGCCGTTCGCTACAAAAGCCTCGATATTCATAGCAACCTCTTTATCGTCTTGGTAGCACGTGATGGTTATATTTTTGGACTTCATAACGTTCTCCTCTCGGAATCTACTAGCAGTAGATCCCACTAAGGCCTGAAACACGCTCTGCCCGACCATAGTCCTTAGCATAGTCGCTGATCAAATCCTCTAGATCGACATTAGAGAAACAGAACGGCTTCCCGCCGTCGCTCCAAAGAATAACGGATTCCGGCTCGTGGATAATCTTGAGATCTAGTTCTTCCATTGCTTTGTCGCTCCCTATCAGCTCGAAGCAGTAGTCGCTGTTCATTATCATTTCTATATCGCCTTCTGCCCAATCGTCGGTGAATCTGACGATCTCATCTTGGCAGCTTATCTTTGAAGTAATCATGGTGGTCTCCTTGATAATTTATCAGGTACAAAAATTGTATCTGGCCATAGTATACGCCATCGTTGACTACTTGTCAAGGTGTTTGACTGGGTATTTTGGCAATTTTCTATAACTCGTTGAGAACTAAAAGTCGGTAGATACAATAATCTACCGACTTTAAAAAAGGAGGTACTTGTTTCCAATCGCAAAAGTCGCGAAAAACGGTTATCACATCCCTTGTGGCTCTTTGGGTGGCAGTATCTATGAGAGTGTAGTTTCAATCGCTAAGTCGCGAAAACGGTTGTCGCCCCACTCATGTATGCTCCTAGGCCCTGCAATGGAAACAGTGCTTAGTTCGGTCAACCTGTCGCCTAGACCTGCATCTGATACAGATGTCGATATCTAGTGCTCTATCTACAAACATAACGATCTCATCGTGAACATCATACCTAGATTGATTGGAATCAATTATCTTTATGCGATCTGGTTCTTTCTGGGCAATAGCTAGATAGGAGCTCCTGATCTTACATAAAGTCAACTCGGTATCTTCGTTCATCACTTCACCATCATGCATTTTTCGGGCACACGCCACGTCAGTCGGAGTGTCAAGCAGGAGAGTAAGATTCGGGACAATGCCATACGAGCAAACTGAGTTGCACTCGTATATAAAGCCGACAGAAAGACCACTTATAACACTTTGATATGCAATACTGCTATCTATGTATCGGTCGCATATTACAATATGGCCCGATTTGAGAGCCGGGTTGATCAGCTCCTCTATATGGATTGCCCTGTCCGCGAAATAGACAAACGATCTTGCTACTGATGAATCGATGGAATAGAACTCATTTTGGTCAAGCAGTGATCTTGCCGCGGTACTGTAAGGCTCGCTGGTTATGATAATTTGTGAATCTACCTTTGGCAGAAGATATTCATACAAGAGCCTAGTCTGGGTCGATTTACCGGACCCATCGATGCCTTCAAAAGTGATGAGCATGAGTTCCTCCTTGGATGTTGTGCTTCATTATAGCATTCTCAATCGCCAATGTCAATCCATTGGTCCTGGCCCCTTGACAAGTAGTCAACGATGTCGTATACTACTATCAGGTTGCCTTTTGAAGATCGGCAACATACACTTCAAAATAAAGGAGATCAACCATGACACCGGAGATTTACTCATTACGGGATCAAATAGAATTTTATCCCGACAAGACATATGAAGCAGCGGGGTTGTTGCTTCAAGAGATCATGCCGGACGAATTCGAGTCGTACGAGCAGTATCTCCCTATCTATATGGATAAATCCATTGTTGCAAAAAGAATGACCCCTGATTTGCGGATCTTTGATATTGCGCGGCTTGGCAAGGCAATAAGACCAGAGAGAGATCTCCTGTTCGACTATCCGGGCTTGCAGACGCTCTACGATCGCTATCTACTCCGTAACGACCTCGCAGTCGTCATAGAACCGCCTCAGTGTCTCTGGATGAGAATTGCAATGGCGCTGGCCATTAATGAGGACGATAAGGAAGCCAGAGCGATAGAATTCTACGAAGTAATGTCGCTCATGCTATACTCGCCCGCAACTCCGACGTTATTCGATGCAGGGACATTAAAGCAGCAATGTGCTAGTTGCTTCCTTACGACGGTAAGGGACAGTCTAGAAGAGATATTCGACGCAATTAAAGATAACGCTCTGTTATCAAAGTATGCGGGTGGGCTAGGCAATGATTGGACGAATATTCGTTCTTTAGGCAAGGTCATCGAGGGGACGCACGGGAACAGCCAAGGGGTGATTCCATTTCTAAAGATCGTTAATGACACGGCGGTAGCCGTTAATCAAGGCGGCAAACGGCAAGGAGCTGTTTGCGTCTATCTAGAGAATTGGCATTTGGATATCGAGGACTTCCTTGATCTCTGCAAAAACACCGGTGATGAGCGCCGACGATGCCCCGACCTGCATACTGCTTGTTGGATTTCAGATGAATTCATGCGCAGAGTCGAGGCTGACGAGGATTGGACGCTGTTCAGTCCAAATGATGTGCCAGACCTGCATGATCTCTATTCATCCGGATTTGCAAATAGATACAAAGAGTATGAGGCGATGGCAGACAAAGGTGAAATCAAGCTCTTCAAGAGAGTATCTGCGAAAGCGCTCTGGAGACATCATTTGGGGAGCGTTTATGAGACAGGTCACCCTTGGGTGACCTTTAAAGACACATCTAATGATCGGAATCCCCAACTGCATTGCGGAACAATACATAGCAGCAATTTGTGCACCGAGATAATGCTCAATACAAGTAAGGACGAAATAGCAGTTTGCAATCTCGGTAGCGTTAATCTCAGTCGGCATACGGTAGACGGCAAGCTTGACGCAGACTTGCTCAAATCAACCGTACAAATAGCGGTTCGGATGCTTGATAACGTCATCGACATTAACTATTATCCGGTTCCAGAGGCTGAAAATGCCAATAAGAAGCATAGACCTATAGGGCTGGGGATTATGGGATTTCAGGATATGCTCTATAAGATGGGGCTTTCATACAACAGCCAAGAGGCAATCAGAGTAGCAGACGAGTCGATGGAACTTTTATCATATTGTGCCATAGAGGCCAGTAGTGACTTAGCGATGGAGCGCGGATCTTATAGCTCGATACGTGGTTCTGATTGGTACTACGGCATTATGCCTATAGATACAAATATCGAGACGGTTGATCAGTCAAAAAAGCTTGAATGGGGGAAATTATCCCAGAAGATATATGTGCAAGGCATGCGCAACAGCAATGTCACGGCCATTGCTCCTACCGCGACCATCTCTATCATTGCAGGATGTAGTCAGTCCATCGAGCCGCAATATCGTAATTTGTATGTAAAGTCCAATCTAAGCGGAGATTTTACCAGTGTTAATCGATTCTTGATCGCTGATTTGAAAGAGATCGGTCTCTGGGATCGTTCGATGCTAGAGAAGTTGAAGTACTACGACGGTTCTGTGCAACATATACCAGAGATACCGGTAGAGATCAAAGATTGTTACAAGACGGCATTCGAGATTGATCCGCGCATTCTCATCGAGTGCGCAAGCCGCCGCCAAAAGTGGATTGATCAGGGGCAGTCATTTAATTTGTACATTAGCGAGGCGAGTGGCAAGAAGATAAATGACATGTACTTTCTTTGCTGGAAGAAAGGCTTAAAGACCACTTACTATCTAAGAGCGCAAGCCGCTACGCAAATAGAGAAGTCAACGGTCGATATTAATAAATTCGGGATCCAACCTCGCTGGATGGAGAGCAAGTCAGAAAGCGCAAATGTGTGTACATCAACCGTTTGCGAAGTTTGCCAATAAGGCTCGCGTAGAGAGACGAAAATCTCTCTACAATGCCAATTACAGCGATTTGACGGAAGAATCGAAGCAGTATGACAGAGATGGGTAATGCTCATCCTGCCCACTATAGAGGAGTACCCACATGAAACAGTTGATTAATGGGAGTTCAGTAGATGTAAATCAGCTGATACCACTCAAATACCCATGGGCCAGGGAGCATTACTTAAATGGATGCTCAAACAATTGGCTCCCAAGCGAAGTTCCCATGGGGAAGGATATCGAGACATGGCGCGGCAAGGGGGCGCTCTCAGAGGCAGAGCGGAAGATTATCAAGAAGACGTTGGGTTTTTTCTCAACTGCAGAGAGTCTAGTTGGCAATAATATTGTACTGGCGATATTCAAGCATATAACCAATGCAGAATGCCGTCAGTACCTTCTACGACAGGCATTTGAGGAAGCAGTGCACACTGACTGCTTCATGTACATCGTTGAGAGCCTAGGCCTTGATTGTGTTGAAATATTCGAAATGTACCAATCGGACTACACGATAAAGGCTAAGGACGAATTCCAGATGCAAATAACGTCTGAGATTCTAGATCCGAATTTCTCAACAGCTTCTTATGACGGTATTCGCAAGTTGCTTCGCAATCTTATCGGCTATTACGTCGCAATGGAAGGCATATTCTTCTATAGTGGATTCGCATCGATCCTTAGCTTGCATCGCCGTAATCTGATGACAGGTATAGGGCAACAATTCCAGTACATTATTCGAGACGAGACGATTCATCTAAATTTTGGGATAGATCTCATTAATGGCATTAAGGCAGAGAATCCCCTTGTTTGGACAAAGCCGTTCCAAGAGAACATCATCGCAATGATAGAGGAGGCGGTTGATTTGGAGATTTCCTATGCAAAGCATAGCCAGTCAAGCAATCTGCCTTCGCTGGCATTGACCGATGTGGCAGATTATATTTGCCACATCGCAGACCGCAGACTGGCGAGGATCGGACTGCCTGAGATATATCATAAGGTCAATCCGTTTCCTTGGATGAGTGAAACAATAGATCTGCCAAAAGAGAAGAACTTCTTTGAAACTCGGGTGACAGAGTATAGCATGAAGCCACTAGAGTGGTAGTTGATCTAGGTCCGCGAAGATATTCTCTATCAAACACCATTCATCGCCATCGTCTCTCTTTACGGCTTTCAGTCTGTATTGCGAGACAATGGCGTTTAACTTCTCCACATCTTCCTCTATCACCAGATGAGCCTTGTCATGGTCAGCGCCGATAAATCTCGAGACGTATTCTTTGCCCCTTAGACGCCATAGAATGTCAGCTGCTGTATCCATTGCTACCTCCCATGATAGATGATATATTTGGAAGCATATTTTCCGGCTTCCAAATATCTTTCTGATAATTGCCAGAATATTCTATTGTTGTTTTGCCTACACAGTGAAAGCTTATTTGGCAGATCTTCATGCCGATCGGAAGCCAAAGCCTGGACTTCGTGTGATTGCAGATTTCCATGGTCCAACGGCTAATGTAGCCAACGTCGCCAACACCTGCGCATCGACACACAGACAGTCCTAGGCGAGCAACGGTTGATTTGCTCCCCATCATCCCAACATATCCATTGCGTCCGCCTATGACTTCCTCCGTATGAGCTAATATAATCGCCCCTGAGTCAATAGGAATAAAAGGCACACCATTATACATTACGGTATCCGCAGCTCTCGGTGGATGCCACATCTTGTTTATCGACTCTTGACTGTCTATAAAGATGTCGGGGAATTGTAAAGATTCCTCGTAATAGTACAAGCCAAGCGTACAATCGTATGAATTGGGGCCAAGATGGTCGCGATTAAAAGGACTAATAATGATGTCGCCGCGTTCCCGCGCGCGAATGATTTTTTTATCTGAAAGCATATTTCTCTCCTTGACAAATTATATGAGATTGATCACTATTCCTCAAACTGGTAGCCGAATGGGATTGACATGTAGTCAACGACGGCGTATACTATTGGCAGGAGAAAAACCATAAATACCAAAATGCGACAATATATATTGCCATATGATAGTGCTTTTTGCGGGTAGTAGGTTTCTCTACTGTAAATGCACATCGTTGGTTTATGCGGACACCATTTGGATTGCTTCTTGTGCTGATCAGTGCGGGCAAATCATGCCATGCAGAACGGATTCTTTGTACGACGAAGAGCTTCTCGGAGGAGAAAGACAGATGCTCGACAACATTGGAATTATAGCGCAATGTGCTTGGTGTATGAAAGAAAACGGTCAGCCACTCGGAGATGGATCCCACGGTATCTGCGAGGCCCACAGCAGCTCAGTTCTTGCAGCCTACCGCTTGGAAAAAGAGCAGAAATCTCTCGCGAGATTTAATGAGGAGTCAGTTGCAGAGCGTGCGTTACCAGGTAAGTCGTACTTTGAAAGATTCAAGCATAATAAACAGTAAAAGAAGGCTAACGCCACTGACGCGTTAGCCTTCTTTATTGCCATCCAAGGAGTCGCGCGCTGAGTTGACTCATGCACTCTCAGCGCGGGCTTTGATCTGTACGGATCAAAGAGAACATTCACCATATAGTCATTATATCATAATCTAGAAACGGGCAGCATGGGTCTGACGGGAGGAGAATATTGGTGCCAAAACCCCTTGACAAACCGAGTTGATCGGTGTACAATACGAATGTACCGAACACAAAGAGGGAGGCAAACCAAATGGCAATCTCTTACACTCAAACAATCCGCTTTCCAAAAAAGCTCTATGCGCAGCTTTCAAAGTTAGCGGAATCGGAAAAAAGTTTTAACGCTGTAATTCTCAGATTGATTCAATCCCAACTGGAGACAGAGAGCAATGAGGCTAACGCCCAGATACGCACTAAGACATCATCCAAAGGAGAGCAACCATGTTAACTTTAGTCGGAGCAAAAGCAATTATCAGTGTAGTTGCTGACTACTGCTCAGTAGCGGCCCCTTATAATGCAGAACTTGTACAGGCAATAAAAGAGATTCCAGGGAGAAAGTGGAATCCTGATTCCAAGACATGGAAAGTGCCAGTGAAGCAGGAGGATAAACTTCGCGAGATCGTCCGTCGGTTCTACCCGATCGACGGAGAGGAGAGTCAAGTAGAGTACGAGCTGGTTGATATGACAATTAAAGCGGATAACACTGCTAAAAGATCTGATCCTCATAACGTCGAGATAGATGGATGTGAGCTAGTTAATATGTGGAATGGTAATCTATATTCGATCAATTCCTCTTTCGAGGTAATCGAGCATACTGGTGGTTTTGTATCGGGTGATGCTAGCCATGCCTTCACAGTAGAATATCGGGTTAAGATTAAGTGCCGCAAAAATGCAGCGATTCACGAGACCGGGCGATGCGGGCATGGATTTTATGAGATTCATTCCCGTAAGGATTGGGATAGTGAGGTGCAGAAAACTCCTAGCGAAAAAAGAGTAGAGAATTGGGTTGCAGAGGAAAAAAATCCTTAAAGACGAGCAAGAGAAGTATTGGGAGATACTAGGTAGCTTAAGAGAAAAAGGGAAAGATTTCTTTTTTCTCGGTTGGAGCGATTCAGAGAGATCATTCCCTTATATCAAGCAGTAGAGCAGCCTCTCAGCACTGTAGCGCGCAATTATAAGTATCTTACTCTTGTAAGTAAGATGCGTGAACTTTTTAACTGCTCTATTAGAGAGATTGTATCCGGTAAGTTGTGCGACTCTCTTGCATCGAAGGATCCTTGCGAAATAGAGGAGCTGCTTTATAAGTATGATTATTCGAGCCATTTCCTCACAATGAACGCAAATTTTGTAGCATTGTCACCTGGCGACAATGCTACAGTGCCATCGGCCACTGCGAAAGAAGCGGAGTCGCAAGCGGAGGATGACGGATCCTCGTCAAGCTGTAACTTCGCTTCAAAGACACTAACATTTGGTAAATATGCGGGACAGACGCTTGGCTCTGTCCCTGCGTCCTACCTCAAATGGATCACGCAGCATGCGCGAGTCATGAAAGAGGAGAATCGTAAATTCGCATTGTTTGCAAAAGTAATGCGAGAAACAAAAGGAGAATAATCATGACCAACTACTACGCAGTCTCGTACCATACGTGCGAAAAAATTCAGAGAAACAGCTACACGTGCGTAGATAGCCCACTGTGGTATGCCATCGCGGGACCAGTCGCGTCTCGTGACAAAGCTGACGATATTGCCCGCACAAAAATCTGTGCGGGAGGTCCAGAAGGGTTGACTCAGACAGAATTGCGCAATATCACTATTATCCCTGAAAGTAGGCTTAAGCGGTATCATCTTAAGCCTGAAGACTTTGCGCAATCTTCAGACTACGTTGGGGAAGATCCTTACAATCCTTTGGAATTAGATTCGTTTTGGGAGGAATAGGTCAATTAAAGGATCAGAGCAAGTCGTGCCTCACATCGCGGATTGCTCTGATCTTTCTTCTTTTCTACAAGCAATCGTTTGCAAACAATGCTTAAAACAACCCCATCCCAAAGCTAACGGGCTTTACGGGACTAAGAAATTGGTCCCGTAAAGCCTTGACAAGTAGTCAACGATGTCGTATACTACGGATAGAAAAATAAAAAACAACCATCATCCAAAGGAGACAAACGTCATGGGTATCAAAATTCGCGAAAAAGAGGATGTCACAGTCGCAGAGCGAGTATCGCTCGCACAAGCAGCCGGGGGGTTTAGTATGACTGCTGTGGAGCAGTTCCAGATGGCAGATCGTTGGTTTTGCAAGGTAACGATCTTGTGCGGGACTGACGGGAGTCAGCAGTACATCGGCACAGCTGAGATAAAGATTAATGCAGCAAAAGACACGCCAGACGGATCAACCCCAATAGAGTGCGCGGAAACGAGCGCATTAGGCAGAGCCCTTGGGTTTGCAGGGTTCGGTTCCTTCGAGTCGATAGCGACTGCCGATGAGATTGTGCGAAGCCAGCCGAATCAAGCCCAATATGAGCAGAGAGTAATCATGGCGCAGCCAAGTCCTATACGGGCTCAAACTCATCTATCTGAGACCGTTGCTGCACAAGCTCCGGTAGAGGGCTTGGCAATGCCAGCACCAACGATTACCTCAGCTCCAGTAGAAGTTAGAGAGGCTCCTGTTTCGCAGGCTCAGCTGCAAGTAATTGAAAGAACTTGTAAGAAAAATCACTTGCCTATGCCAACCGGTCTGACGCAATTCTCTAATGAGCAAGCAAAGCAATGGATATCTGAGAATCCTTTCTCGAAGCCAGAGCCGTATGGCTTTCATCAGCGCGAATCAACTCGCCTTAATCCTAAAACATCGATGAAAGACCTGATTTCAGGTCGAGCATAGCATAGGAGGCACCGATGAACAACGAATTATCCAGCGATTTCATAGAAGCTATTGTATCCTATGCGAGAAGTATAGGCCGCATTATGAGAGGGAGCTATCAGATCCAAGAGATCCCCATTCTCGAGGACAAACTAGCCGCCGAGCTAGTGGAACTCAGCAATACGGAGGCCCCGATAACAGAGTTAGTAGACGTGCTCTACTACTCGGTATGCATAGACCGGCAAAGAGGGATGATATCCGAATTGCCAACTTACGAAAAGATAGATCTTTTTTTGAGTGCTATTATCCCGCACTACGAGTACTCTATTGAAGAAATAGAGGCCGCCGCGTTGGCTAAATACAAATATCGGGCGAACGGCGGCATGAAAGATTATGATCATGAACTCAAGCTGATGTGCGAGGCAATAGTGAGAATAAGAAAGGGGAACAAGAACTTTATGCATGAACTTAAGCTGATGTGCTCTGATATTGTCAGACTGAGAGAAGGAGTACGCTCATGAAGCTCAGACACGCGACATTCATCGCTCAAGGCAGGATGATAGAAGCCCCATTCGGAGGAGGGAAGATAAAGATGTGGCGCGAGGTAAACCCCGGGGATATAGAGAGAGCTTTGGGCAAGAGATGTCCGGCGATCTCCGATATATAGTGGCAGCGATGGATGCTGAAGGTGGCTGGCTAAGCGACGTGGCGGTTTTCGGGCTCCTTCCTGACTGCGAGCAATTCCTTATAGGGAGCGGGCTCACAGATGGATGGGAGTTGACAGTCTTAACTACAATGAAGGAGGGTTTCAATGAAACTTAATCAAGCGACATTCATAGCTCAAGGGAGAACAATAGAAGTAGTGCTAGGAGGAAGCAAGGTAAAGATGTGGCGAGAGGTAAATCCAGGGGAGATGGATGTAGTTTTAGGCAAAGGGATGGATGCGAGACAAAAGGCAGGTGGAGGGCTTCGCTATGGAGTGGTGGTGATGGACGATGAAGGGTACTGGACAGGCGACATATTAGGTTTTTGGATCCTGTCTGATTGCGAGCAATTTCTCCTAGAGAGAGAACTCACAGATGGATGGGAGCTGACAAAAGTCTGCCTCGACGCGCAGAGAGGGCATCTCGTCGGGAGAAAGGAAAACATCAATGATTAGCATTAAACAATTACGCCTTGATCGTAATATGTCCCAGATCATGCTGGCGGCGGCTTGCAGGCCGCCGATTTCTACTGATACAATCTACAGAGCTGAGCACGGCGGCAGCATGCATTTGAAAACTCTTCAATCAATTTGTGAAGCACTAGGCGTTGAGTGTGAGGAGGTTGAAGAGTTTTCAAGAGTGATTGATCCGCTCGCGAAGAGCAAGGAGGAATACGCTGCTTTTCTTGCATCCGAAAAAAGCAGCGTATGAAGATACTGAGCACTTGTTAAAAGCTCCTCAGTGCTTCTAGGGAAATAAATAGAGAGTACTACTTTTAATGGTAGTACTCTCTATTTATGCTTATTTATTCCATGATGCTGACAATAGCGACGCATCGAACATTGTCTTTGTCGAGTTCTTTCTCCGCGACTAGCCGCTTTACTACATTGTCATTTAATCCATAATAATTAAAGATAACATCCATAGTCGCCTTTATCCTACCGTCTACGTCGCTAGTAATGATACTCTTTAAGTACCATATGAACTCTACGCAGAGAAGCAAAGTTTTGGGCCCTGTCTTTTGGGCCTTTAACTTAGCGATTGCGTCAAGATCAACCTCTGCGTCGGCGAGGATATAGGAGCATTCATCCTTGAATGCTATTGCCTCGGATGAGCAATAGAAACGGCCATTGCCCGTCCTATAAGACTGATTTGTTGTTGGGGCTACTGGAAGTGTAGCTCTGAATATCTCTTTCATTTAACTCTCAATGCGTCTTGATAGGGACGAAGGAATTTATTATTGCTAGATGCGATGTCTAGCTCAAATCGAAGTTCCGGATCCCCATCATACGATATCTCTCGCATCCCAAGCTTTCTCGCTGCTCTGATACCGTCGCCTCGCGACGAGCAGGCTATCAAGGTCCTGACCGGCATGTCGCGCTTAGCCAGGGAGATCAACACATCCAAGGTGTGTCGGATCAGGATCCGGCCGCAATCCCGCTTCTCGAACAAGGGGAGCCCATGATGCACTGATGTTGAAACGAATAGATGATCTATCTGGAGACCAGGAACAAATCGATGAATAGTATCAGGGCTGTTAAGGGTGGACAGGATTTCGGATCTCGACTCGCGAGAAGGCTGCATAAATGCTTTTCGCAGGTCTTCTCGCAACCATGTGAGACTGATGTATCCAACGACGATTCCTGACTGGATAGCCACATAGTAGATATCAGGATTTCGCTTCCAGAGGCCAGCACGATGCTCTAATGTCGGAGTGCCCCTAGCTCCATAAATCGGCACGCATAAATCAACGATGCCTTGCAATTCTTCGACACAGTCAGCTCTTTTAAAGACAGGCCCCCAAGGAAGCTCCGCAATGATGCCAAGCTCCTTATATCGAGCTATAGAGTCAACGTCCTTCTTGAGAAAGAAGCTCTCTCTCTTGCTGTCTATCTTTGACAGATTAATCTTATTTTCTCTAATCTGCCTATAGAATGTATCTATATGGATTCCTAATCTGGTTGCTGCTTGAGACGCTGAATAGCATCCCAAAGGGGCGATTCTCTTGGTTTTCACGGTGACTCTCCTCAAAGATCGGTAATCAGTTGATCAATTACTATCTATTATAGCATTAGCTTTCCGCAAAGTCAAGGCTTTGGGAAGGCCAATTTTGCCATTTGCTAAATATTGCCAAGATTGTGGCATCAAACTCTTGACATCGGACCAAGAGTTTGATATAATGAAAGTAGAGTTTTTAAAAGAAAGGATATTCATATGTTTTTCAGCAAAAAGAAGAAGGTGACGGATGTAAAACAAGACTCCTTTACATCTCCTATTGAGTTCAAGGAGAAAATATCGTCACCCTGCAAGGAATCAAATGAGGCAATAGAGATGAAAACGTTCTAATTGTCGAATCCCAACAGCAAGATACCGTTTAATCCATTCTCATCACGACGTATATCGTCCCGTTCCGTTGTGCACTGAGTGCTATCGCACGATGAGCTAGAAAGAGATAACCATCATGATTGACCTTCACACACTGACGCTGCTACTTGTATTGATGTGTATAGTCGTATTCTGTAAACTAGGAGGAGGAGGAGGAAGATAATGGGATTTTTTACCAAGTCCCCCAACGACAAGTCTCGATATGAAAGCAATCTTGAGTCTAGCCTTGTCAGCGCTGCAAAGAGGCAGGAGCAGATTGACTCTTTCGGAGACTCGATTTATGCAGCCTCAGAGGCAGAGCTTCAATCCATGTATGAAAGAGGACGCTCAGTGTGCAGATGCGGCATTTCCATCCCAAAATCAGGGAGCATGTGTGATAAGTGTTCTGCTCGCGCTAGGGCGATAAAGACTCAGTTCGTTATTGACAAGTTCGGAGATTCAAGATTTTATCTGTAGCATCGAATCCTCTGCCAGCATTGAGGAGCAGAGGCGATTAAGGAGCACAAATGGACGCCAAAACTCCCCTAACCGTTGCATCCACTATTGTTCTAGTTGCGTTCTCATTGTATGTATTTTACGTATTGCTCCCTATCATCTCGATTATGTCATATGTAGCTGCCGGAACTATTGGACTCTGTGCGTTGGCGTATACCGGTCGCTATCTGTCTATTCAGATAGCAGGAAGTGTTGCTCCTTGGCAAGAATTAAATGCTAGAAGCCAAGCTATACGCTTAGATGAATTAAGCAGCCAATTCATCTCATGGCCATCTAATCATGTAGGTGCATTGCGTAAGCAACATACGCTCGATATTAGATACATGCCAAAAATGCAGATAGAAGAGGTGAGAGAAGAGGTGATTCAGCCTCTTCAAATCGCCGCCGAGCCATCGTTTGCTGATGGTATCCGTCTGAGTGATAGCATCGTCGTCGATATAAACGAAATCCTATCGGCGCGTAAACTGATATGTGGAGTTTCAGGTGCTGGCAAGAGCAATTCAGTAGCCGTGCTCTGCGAAGAGCTTGGCCGCTATAAAGTGCCATTGTTGCTGGCTGACACCGAGAATGAGTATGAGTCCCTGGTGGGATTCTTCCCGAATCCAATGCGGATAGGGAGTAGCGAGTTAAATGTTGAAGGATCTGAGACTCTCGCGTCTCATATCTTGGAGGCGGGAAAACAGTGTATCCTAAATCTACAGAGTTTTGAGTTCGAGGAAGCTGCAAATATCCTTGTTGCGATGATCAATGGATTCCGCTTATGGCAAGAATCCCGCGATAATGGCATTCGGATCCCTTGCGAATTGATCCTGGAAGAGGCGACAACTTGGCTCCCGCAAAACGTCAGCGAGAGTGAACTTTACGGATCTGACGTGATTAACCAATTGCAGAGTGCATTCTTTAACGATCTCGTCCGCAAAGGCAGAAAGAGAGGCCTTGGGCTAACTACAGTTTGCCAGAAGATAGGAGATATAGACAAGAGGGCCTTACAAAGTGACGTTAAAATCTATCATAGGCAGACGGAGCTTAATGATATAGAAAGATATCGTAAGAGTGGAATCTCTAAAGAAGAGACATTAAGCTTAGGGAAAGGAGAATGTTTCTTTTTTAGCCCATCTGTATCAAAGAAGCGCGTCAAGATACGCGTGCGAAATAGTCCGCACGGGGCACACTCGCCAAATCTTGCAAATTTGCAGGCTTTTCAGCGAGAGAATTTAAGTTCCGGCGTCCCAAATCTCGGATTCCATCGGCAGAAAGACGATTTTGGGCTCGGGGACTTGGGAACTCAAATTATCGAGCTATACTCAACAGGTATGGGGCGCAAGGAGATACAGAAAGAACTGAACCTAAATGGTCATCAGTACGCTGATATCAAGCGCCATTGCGACAAACATGATAAAGAGCAAGAATCTTCATCATTAGAATAGTATAGGGAGAACATTCACCATGAACAATAATCCTATCATTAAAGGCATGGATTATGCCATTGAATTCTTTGAAGCCGCAATTCAACGGCTTTCTTTGTTCTTTCTCCTGATTGGCTTTATAGCCGCAACGATTGCGTTTTTGACTAGTCAGTTCGATCTTCCGAATACCGGCTGGTTCGACATCGGTTGGGCAAGTGTCCAAGCGTGTGCGGTTGACGGTCTATTCTTCGGTGTTCTTGCCCGGTTCCGCGATTGCAGGTATAAAGACGAGCCATACAAGAAGGTGTGGCTCGCATCTGTTGCGTTGCTTCTTGGTTTTGTTGCATGTATTGTATCAACCACGATAACCGTACATGGTATTAATAACGAAACCGTGAATCAAGCGATGAGCAGTTTAGGATTATCAGTGCCCGCATTCTCTATGGCACGATCTGTGATAGTTGTTATAGTTTTCGCCCTTGTTGCAACGTTGCCAAGAGCCGAACAGGACGAAGCTGATCAAAAACAAGATCCGACAGCTGAACTGATCAGCCAGTTGTCCACTTGTCTTGTTCAGTTGTCCAGTCTGAACAAGACAAGTGTTCAGGAAATCGAGCCTGTTCAGCAATCTTGTTCAGACTGTTCAGCTGTCTTGTTCAGACCTTGTTCAGACCTTGTTCAGCCTGTTCAGCAATCTTGTTCAGCCTGTTCAGATGTCTTGTTCAGCCCTTGTTCAGACCTTGTTCAGCCTGTTCAGCAATCTTGTTCAGCCTGTTCAGATGTCTTGTTCAGCCCTTGTTCAGACCTTGTTCAGCCCGAACATCCGAACACTGAACAAGCTGAACATCCGAACACTGAACAAGCTGAACATCCGAACACTGAACAGCTGTCTTGTTCAGTTGATTTGTCCAACGTTGACCTAAACAGTCTTGTTCAGACTGTTCGGGAAAAGACAGACAGGAAGATCATTCTCAATATCCCCATTCAGTCTGAACGAGAGATCGCTGTTCGGTCAGCCATAGCCGATGGGCCAAACAGAACAGTCCGGTCAATTGCAGGTGAGCTAAGCATTCCGGTCTCAAGTGTACACTCAATTATAAAGAAAATCAGGGCTGATCAATAATCTATCCTCCTTGAAAACTCGTTGAGATATCGTACTTAACGAGTTTTATTTTTCCAAAAAAAATTGGTAGTCCAATACCTTGACAAGGAGTCAACGATGTCGTATACTGCGAGTAGGAATTAAAAAGGAGACGCAACATGACAAAGTTCATAAACCTTACGCCGCACATCATTAGATTCGCAGATAGTGAAGGTAATATCACTCACGAACTTCAAAGTGAAGGTATTGCCAGAGTTAAGTATCATGACGGTAAGAGCAATTTTCCTACGGCAGGAGGAATTCCGGTCAGACGAGCGATAATTGAGTCAACGATAGACGGACTTCCAGCTCCTGAATATGGGAACATCTACGTTGTCTCAATGCCAGTTGCGCAAGTGACCGGCGATAGTAGAGTTGACGTACTAGCTCCTGACACCGGTCCGTCTTGTATCCGCAAAGACGGACATCCATATGCGGTACGCGGATTAATATGCTATGGCTAAGTCAGCAAGGAGAGCAATCACCATGGGACTCTTCAAGGCATTTAATTCTCTGACAGGGTTTAACCAGTATCAGGCAACTAGGCACAACAGATCGGCAGACGGGAACCAATATGAGGTTCCTGCATACGAGATCTTCAAAGAGAATAAGAAGTTGTGCGATTGCGGGCGTCCGCGCCATTGGACAAAGAAAGACGGGCATTACAAGAAGTGCCTGTCGTGCCTACACTCTTAGCCAAGGAGCGAACAGTATGCTCATCCCTTTCGGATATGCGAAGCCTGGCGCTGCAACTGAACTAGAGATTCTGATGGATCATCCACAATCATATATTGTGGATGTCCGCTTCAATCCTAGGGCCAGCGCCTACCATCGCGAGTGGAATGGAACGGTACTTGCGAGTCGGTTCCCTGGCCGATATGTTCACATCCAAGCTCTCGGGAACACAAATTATAAGACCCATGGGCATATTAAACTCAAGAGTCAAGAGGCTGGCCTTGAAAGATTGAGGAAGGGACTTGGACTTGGATTTAACTTAATAGTCCTTTGCGCCTGCAAGGACTATGGCCGTTGCCATCGTCGTGTAATTTGTGAATTAATGCAGCAAGAAGGAGCTTCCGTTTTCATGGAAGCTCCTTCGGAGAAGAAAAAGAGGCAATTAAATGGAGAATCCCCCAACTTTTGAGATAGTTCCGTTATTGTCTAAAATGCTGTTCTCGCCTGCCTGGCTATTTGCTCCGGAATTCTGGAGCACAATTCCGCGATTAAGAACCGCGACGTTTGGTCCAGTGACGATGCTTTGGAGATTCAATGCAACATTGGTATCAGCGAATCCGCCGAGGACCTGCTCGAGATCCTGATCATTAATTTCGATCATTTGATTTATATCCTTTATGGAATGCTCTTCCTCGACAGTCGAGGAAGAAATCATCCATAGCATAGCACAGGAGCAAAGAGATGTCAAGTTTTTCTGAAATCTATAGCCAAATAGGGGGAATCGACTCCCAGTTTCCGCGAATTAAATCATTCGCAAGGATGACCGACAAAGGCGCAGTGTACTTTGTAGCCCCAAGTGTCGCCCTTATCTGCAAGCCGGATACCGACTTATCCGGTATCCAAGAGTACTTAGACGAGTTCCCTGTATCTCAGTATAGACGTGGATATTTGAACGATCCGTGCATCATTGTGTCAGGGGCAGCAATTTGCAAAGCAGCTGGCCAGGGCTGTTACCTAAGTCACGGGAAGGGTCACACAAGCAATGAGAATGCACAGAAGTATATCGATAATATTGTGAGCCAAGAGCACTTAAGTGTGTTAGAGCACGCCCACTACACATTTCATGTACACGGTATCAGTCGCAGCTTGCTATGCGAATTGACAAGGCACCGGCATTTCTCGGTCAGCGTCCAATCACAAAGATATTGCGGATGGGACACATTACGCTGGGTAAAGCGCCCGGAGTTTCAAGACAGCCAAACACTGGTAGACCTGTCCGATAGATATATAGATCTCGAAAGAGCAAGATACGCTGACCTTGAGAAATCAATCATCAGTGCGTCTAAAAATGCGTCCGGCAAGAGAGGGCGCATAGACAAAAATCAAGCGGCAAGAGCAGTGCTTAGTAATCAGTGCGAAACTTCTCTTGTCCTGACAGGGAATGTCAGGACATATATGGAAGCTATCAAGAAACGGTGCAGCGAACATGCCGAACCAGAGATTAGGACATTGTTCTCAAGAATTCTGCTCTGCTTACACGTTGTGGATCCTATCCTGTTTGCGGAGCACTATTACTCTAGTTGCCAGTTATTATTCGGAGCACAATAAGGAGAATTGCCATGAACCTTTGGGAAACACGAGCACGCCAACTGGTTGACCTCGCAACCAGAGATATGCCGGATCATCAGGAAGCCTATGATTTCTTTGAAGAGAGAGGAGTGTCTGAGGATCTCGTTGATTACCATTCTGTCGGCTTTGTTGAAGATGCTTCTTCTCAGTCGTTAGAGTCTTGGGGCATACATAATGCTCCAATCCACCGAACATCTGTTAATGTGCCGAGGGGCATCTTAGTTCCAATATTCAAGGAATGGCATATTGTGGCGTTGTGCTCGATAACCGGTGGAGAGAAGCCATTTGGGTCAATTTATGGGGGAGAAAGAGGAGAATGGGACTCTCTCGAATGGGTACTGAGCTATCTGAAGATTCCCAGGCCAATTGTAGAGAATGATTTCTCTACCGCAGAAATCATTCAAAGCGAGGAAAATTGGGAGTTAATGAAGAAGAAAGTAGTTAGTGATTATGCAGTAGCATCTGGTGTCGCGCTAGCCGTTAAAGGACTATCCCACTATTGGATTGGCTAAAGGTCCTACCATATAGCACTGATATCGATATCAGTGCTATATTTATTTTGTCGCGACAAATCATCATGAAAAGGATAATTCAATGGGGGCAAGTCAGAAAGCTCTAGCTTGGCTGTTTAAGGCCGGCATAAAAGAAGCGATCGATAAATGGGCAGCTGACCGTCCGATACGGTCAGGGTATGCTCATGCCAGCGACGTCCTTAAGCCGGGAAAATCGTTCTGCCCCAGACGTTATGTTTTGTCCATTCTCTACCCGAAAGAAGCAGTCAGTTCCCCTTCAATGGGAACTAAGGTAAATGCTTATTTCCTCAACGGCTGGTCAATACACGAGAAGTATCAACGGTTGATACTGGATAATTTCAACGCAATAGAAGTGGAAACTGAGCATGTAAGCGAGCAGTATATGCTAAAGTTTACACCCGACGCAATAGTTAATATGCTGGGAGAGGAAATTGTAGTAGAGATAAAAGGGTACAACGACGATAAATGTACGACTTTAAATGAATCAGGGAAGACACCGAGAGATGCATATATGCAAGCAAATCTATATATGCATCTACTAGGGATAAAAACAGCTATCATAATGGTAGAGAACAAAAACACTCAAGAAATACTTACCTGGTGTTTTGGGTATGATGAGGTGGCTGCACTGCCATTTATAGAGAGAGCTAAAGAGATAGTTGCAGGGGTAGAATCAGGGATAGTCCCTCCCCGTACCTGTGAGAGTGTTTTTGATAGCTGCGCAGTTAGGTGTCCAATGCGCACTAGATGCTTTGCTTATGCAAATTGAAAAAGAACTATTCTTTAGGTATTACGACCCCAGGAGGCCTGGATCTCTTATCAAGTCGTGGCTGCACCACGTTCGCAAACACTTGTTGCCCGACATATCAGACAAAGATACTCAAATGGTTCGGATTGCCACCCCAATCAATACTAGTGAGGTGCCCATTAATCCACTGTACATAGATGAGCATCTAAGAGTCTGCCTGAAGCTCATAAGTGTTGCAGAGGAAACTGCTTCGTTAGTAGAGGACGCGGTAAGCACGTTTGAAAGGCATACCGGGTACTATCCAGATGAAATTGTACTATGTCCATCTAGGTACGCCGGAGTACTATTCGGCTGTTACTACCCAATATCGTCACAGCCAATACCGTACTTATTTGATCCTGATGCCGCTCAGGACTTTGACATTATAGTTCGGAGTCTGCCATATGGCCCATAAGTAATATTAGTTGACGAATGGCCAGCAAGGAGATATACTGAGTCATCGAATCCTTACAGAATCGAATCTTTACAGAAAGGAGACCATCATCATGCCAGATGAGAGTGCGCCAGATGCGCCAGCAATGCTTACCGTCAGAGAAGTTGCAGAGACACTGCGAGTAGATGCTACAACCGTTCGTCGGTGGATAACAAGTTCAATTCTTTCTGCAGTTGCATTGCCTGCCAGTGGCAAGCGAAAGTGCTATCGAATTCACAGAGCAGCGCTTGACGAGTTGCTTGCAGGACAGCAATAATATCAACAATAAACAGAGCAAGGCCAGTAAGTATATTTACTGGCCTTGCTTTTTGTCTTCTGCCTGCTTTATTTTCGATAGCTCTATAGCAATCGCTTTTTTTGATACATGTATTAGACGTATCCATATAGCGAGCAATATTAGCTCTAATGATAACTCTATCGAAAAAAAAATGCGGGACATGTCTATAATCCGTTGTTGAAATAACAGAAGACCTTGCGTAATGATGTCAAAATAATCTCCTTCGTTAGCACGTAAAACAGTTGTCTCTACCGGATTAAAACCAGACGGTTTTGCTATAATGGCCCGCAGTGCTGTATCTATATTTGAGTAAGATTGATCAGATTGTATAATAATTGCTTGAAGAGAAGGCGGAAGACCACCTGCTGACGATTCTAGAGACTTTTGCTCCAACTCCCAACCAGGTAGGTCTTGCGCAATTATAGCAGTCGCGTCATTTCTGTACTGAGGGGGCATATATGCGACTATGTAGGCATTGTTAATCATCCGGAGTCCGACAGACCTTTGTTGCCCGACGAGGCGAAACGAATCTAAGGTATTGTTAGGGAAAAGAGGCAGGGCTTCTAGCAGACACAATAAGATGAATATTATGATGCCGAAAGCCCCTGCTCTTTTAGTGTACGTCATTAGAGTTCCCATGCTCATCTTGTCACCTGATAAAGTGAGTGAAGTAATTGACAATGAACGCAATTACTATTGTGAGTACAGATGACGCTACAATTGTCAGCGATCTGATCTGGAACTTGTCGAGGTTCTCCCTCTGAGACTCCCCCTGAACACTAATCTGCTTTTCCACATCTGATATGTGCCTATTAATCGCTACGAGGTCGGTATTTTTCATAGTTGACACGTCAGTTCTAACGTCTCCCACGATGTCCTTAATTGACTGAATGCGAAGGTCATTTTCCCTTTGCGGAACAAGTCCCGCCATCTGGCTTTCTATCTGTGATAGATGCTTCTCTATGCTATCTATCCTAAATGTGAGAATCGCTGTCGAGTCCGTAGGATCCATCTCTTTAGCCTCTTTGCTTTTGCTATGACGCGAGGCTATTATCCAGTCATTGCAGCGCCTTTACTGCCGACTGGATTTTCCCCTTCAGTTGGGTAATCATCTTCGCTTGCAGATTAGTATCGAGCTGAGCTTGTAACGAGGCTATCCTCGGGTCTTGCCCTACTCCGCCTGTTAAATGTGCTAAGTAAACGCTTCCTGATAGAGGCGGTTTGTCGTAAACGTGGCCGGGATCGTATACTAATACTCCGCGCTCAAATCTCTGGTATGTACATGTCGGGTATCCAACAACGCTTTGTTCGTCAGTAATAGGGAGACCAAGGTAGGTAAGGCCGCAAGCTGCATCACCCCCGAACTTGCGATAGAAATCAAGAATCGCATGACCAACTAGATGGCCGTTAATCTTGCACTTCCAAATCGAAGCAGATCCCTCAAAGTAACTTGCAGCCAAAGCGCTCGTAAGATCAATCGTCATAGGTGTATCTCCTCCTGTTCCTTCTAGATAGGTCCAAAGAGCATCCCATGGGTAAGGTCCCGGGCAACGAGCTCTATTAATCGGTGCAAATTGCGCATGCGTCATAATGCCAGAATTAGCGTCGCCTGCCTGTTTTGCTACCCCATAAGTCTCACATAAACACTTACATAGCGCCAGGCTGGCTTGCTCCTGAGCATCGGTCAGTTGGTCTGAATTGTCGGCAGAAGGCTTACAGTGCTCTATGGACACTGTGTATAGATTAGGATTTACTGACCCCGACGGGATAAACGTAACGTGCCCAGGGTCTAGTTCTCCATTTCCCCACGAAGCCAGGCTAACCGGAACACATTGCGCTATTTCCCCATCGGTACCAATCACGAAGTGAGTACTGACGGGATTGTTTCCGCCTATCGTTGACTTCATGTAAGTTGCAACATCTACCGCAGATGTGCCACCTGCGGTCCCATGCAGAACGATGTACTTTATTAGTTGCCCTTGGCGGTCAAATGAATTGGGAGTGACATCTACCTCTGTGGCGATGTCTAGCCATCCGTCTTTATCGAATTGCATGTTAATCTCCTATTGTGCTGGTAGTATCTGAAATTCCTTCGTATCGAGATGAACAAACTTTCCCCCTCCATCCGTGACTTTGACAAACAGTACCCATATGCCAATTGTGTCAACATCTGCAGGTGCCCAATTATAATGAGCCTTGCCGTTAACTGCATCATCTATTACCCATGAGCCGCTTCCTTCCTTCACGTTGTTTGGATCATTCAGAAACTCCATTTTCATAGTAATTGTTAAACCCGTCAACGTTATCGGAGCCCCTCCGGGACCAACTACCTGTACCGTCAGAGGAGTCAAGGTGTCACCGAAATACACCGGCGAAAAATCATCAGCCATTGCTTATCTCCTTTCTGCAAATGATGCATTGCCAGATCTGACTATAAATGATGCCTTGCCAGATCTGACTATAAATGATGCCTTGCCAGATCTCTCTACAAAAGTGCTGTTCTGAGTAATAGGATTTGTCACGGTGACTATACGTATTGAAACTAGCTTCGCAAGCGTAGTAGGCTGCGTGGCAATAATACGCAGTATTATTGCCTTTGCACTCTTTTGGCTTGCGACAGACCTAAGCACACTTGCTACTAACCTGTTGGTTCTAGTCATCTGGCGCATGGCTATAGATCTGCTATGAGATGTGCGGACCGGAGACCTTATCGCCATCAGACCGCTTACTCTTGTCGCAGGCACTAGTCTAATGGCACTGGTGTCTACCTGATGTGTTTTTATCTCCACTCTCATATACAACGTATTAATCGCGCCAAGCACTCTTACTCTGACGTAGGAGTAGAGAGATATTCCTCTCGCTACTGCTTTGATCCCTATATGCTTCGTCACTGCGGTTCTAGAAACCGACCTTATGGGGGCATATCTCGTTGCTCTAGATTTTACGATTGATCGTATCTTAGTGTATAATGATACCGCAGTGCCACTAGATGTTGTTATTACTCGAAGTATTATAGTCCGTGTATTAAGCGAGCGTACGGAGGTCCTGGCCTGAGCTGATTTAGTGGCCAACGTCCTGATTGGGATCCTGGCAGGTACTAGCTTAGTAGCCAGTGTTCTTGAGACGGTACGCAAGGCGCTGGTAGTGGTTCGTTGCGTACTAATCATAATCCGAATCAAAGCTGACTTGGAAATCAAGGTCCTGGCCATAGCCCGAATGGCAACGGACCTCGTTGCCAGTGACCGTGTGACTAGCCGAATCGTTGACTTACCAATAACAAGAGTGCGGACTAGTGTTCTTGATATTACGCTGCGCCTAGTAAGTGTTCTAATGACTGTTCTCGCAGGGGACGATCCTGCAGTCAGGGTCCCAATCATAGATCGCAACTTGGTGGACAATGAGGCAGCAGTTCCAGATGAGGTGGTTATAACGCGTAGTACGATAGATCTGGCGGTAAGAGTGCGGATGACGGTTCTTGTCTGTGAAGTCTTGGTAAGGGAAGTTCTGACCGAGAGTCTGGCAGCCGATGTTTTTGTCACAAGCGTCTTGATTATTCCACGAATTGTATTTGCCACTGTTCGTCCGCGCGATACTAACCGAATAGCTGAAGACTTAGTTTTAATAGTGGCTACTATCACTCTAGAGGTTGAAGTCTTAGTAGTTACGGTCCGCGTTACTGCCCGCAAAACTCCCGTCTTTGCCACTTTTGATGCTACTATCTGCCGCATCACTGCATATTTTGATGCCAATGTCTTTGCTACTGCTCTAACTGGAGTTACTACTGACTTTAGAGACCTGACTACAATTCTTGTGACAACGGACTTTGTGGGTTGAGACTTGATAACCGCCCTTATCCTACTTATAAGAGTGATACCGCGTGCAACTACTCTGGTCGATAATGACCTAGTGGCCTTGGCAGCTATCGATGACCGGATTGACACGCTCTTAGTAACTTGGGTGCGAATTACTCCTCTGATAGTAGCAGGTAACGTTCTTCCTGATCTAACTACCCACCTAATTACAGACGAGGCTGTCTTCTTTGTGGCTATCAAGGCTCGCAATATAACACTCTTAGTTACCAACGTGCGAACAACCACTCTTTCTGTAGACGACAAAGAATGCTTAGTAGATACTACGGATCTAACTCTTGCAGCTACCGTATTTAACGTGCGGGCTGCATACCTCACTGCCGATGACCTTATTATCCTTGATTCTATTGCATATCTTATTCTTGCGACGTCAGAAACTCCTCTAGCAACCACTCTAAACGCCGATGACCTGGTTACTTTTGTCGCAACAACTCCTCTTATCACTGAAGATTTTCTTGATCTAGAGTCAACAACTTCTCTTAATTGCGCGGACTTAGTGACGGCTGTCCTGGCCACTGTTCTGATAGGTGAATTAACTGATTTAAGAGTCCTGATAAACGATCTGACAACCGATGATTTAGTAATCTTAGTCGCCACCACGTCTCTGAGCTGGGCAACTTTTGTAACACCTCGCGCTACAATCCGCAGGGGACTACTCTTTGTGACTTGGGTTCTCACGTCAGCCCTAACCGGCATAGATTTGGTTGTTAATGTGCGAACTGCTCCTCTTATTGCTGTTGATACTGTTTTAATGGTGCGAACAACGTTTCTTACGACTGAGCTTTTTGTGTTGCTCGTTGCAACAACAGCTCGCACCTTTGTTGATCCGGTAACAGTTCCTCCGGATGAGGTTGCACTATACCCAGTAGTTACAACATCAGCCCCTGTCCATCCTGCTGTATTACTATTCGGTTTTAGCCATCCTGGCTTTGCCGTTGTCGAACTGCCCGCATTGGTTATTTTGCACCATAAATCAATGTATAACTTATCGCCAGTGGTGAATGCCATTGCAGCTGAGCCGGATGTACTAGCCGTAAATGCCTTTGTCGAAAAGGTAATCCCTTGGGCGCTTTGGGTGGCAGTATCTATGAGAGTGTAAGTTCCGCCTGAGCTTCGCTTGTAGAAGCGAACAACAATATCAGCCGTAGTAGTGTGAGACACGTCTCCGTTGCCCATGTTGAAGTTCCATGTCCATGTTCCACTGGCGATCGTTTGGCCTTCAAGCGTAGTTACATCCCACAGCCATCCTTTCCCTGTAGGAGCTCCTTGTGTCGATGTGGCGGCCCATGCGTTTGTAGTGCCTTGGGAAGTTACCTCACCCCAATTGGTTGCAGAATTTGCAGTAGAAGTATTCTGTAGCGCGCTAGATGCGCCACCTGCTGTGGTAATTAGGTTTTCTGCGGTAGACAGCGTAGATGAGGCTGTGCCTACCTGATATACCGTTAATGCTGTCATAAACGTACATCCATAGCAGTAATATTTAGGCGGCCAATATCAACAATACCGTCGCGCCAAGCTCTAAAGTTCAGTATGTTGTTGAGCCCTTGATACTGCACTTTACGCTCTCTGTCCCACAAGGTGTCTACATAGAGTTTCATCACCTGATAATCCCAAAGGGCAAAAGTGCAGTCACCGGTCCCTTTATCAGAAACAGCTCCTATGACCTGTAGGTTTTTTAGTTTTTCGCCTGTAAGTAGAGCTGAAGTCCCACGTGAAAACTGGAAGCCGGTATATTCGTCTCCCACATGAGTAACAGCGACTCCTTCTGGTGTATGGAGGTATATTTCTTTAACATTTTTAATGTCGCCTGACCCAATAATATCTTCCAGCCATTCTATCCGACGAACGAGATAATGCTTCATGCCGTTCTTGGTCGGTAGCTCTATTGACTTTTCGGACAATTCACTCCATATCTTTCCAGATGACATTTTGCATTCCCAGTATGATTCGCCTGCAAGAATGACTCGTAGTCCTGTTAGTTTTTCTCTGAGCATAGTGCCTCCTTGACAAACAGGCTCGGATGTGCTACAATACAATCAGGAGGATTTTATGAAAAAATCAACAAAAATCAAATTCAGAACCGGCAAACCTCTAGATCAGCATTCACAGCAGTGGTCTGAACTTTCAAAAGTTCAGGCTGACTGGCCGAAGATTGCCACTCCCGTCTCTCGCTTAACTTTGAATCCTGGCAGCGCCATGGCATGGCTTATAGGAACGGGCGAAGGAGGCATCGATAGCGACATCGACATTCCACTCTTGACAAATGAGTTGTGATGATACATGTTGTACAATATTACTATGAGCGTGATGAGGGTACCTTCCTCGTTACGCTCTTATTTATATCCAAGTGTACTGGATACCAATGACGGGCAATAGTGTGCCACCAGTCATCCCAGCTGCTATGCGCAGAATAAGGCAGAAGTACCACAAACCAGCCGTAGTCGCTTGCGGAGTTGCGCCATTTGCAATCCAGTCAGTGGCAGCTTGGAGATCTTGCCAAGTAGACAGCCAAGCTGCACTTGCTGTGGTGGCAGCACCAGCTGCCGAATGCCCATTTACTGTCTCAGTGCCAGCTGCATTAGCTGACGGAGTTTGCTGTACCCCACCTGCAGTTAACCCAAAGCCGTAAGCATTGGCTTTAAGCAAGCTAAAGCTCCCAGATTCACCGGCAGTACCATTGATAATAGATGAGCCGTCTCCACCTGTAGTTGCGCTATTTTGCGTGCCGGGTGAAGCAGCTGGGAGAGTATTGTCCTTCCAAGCCGAGATTAGCGGAGCGCTGTTGTACGTGCCGGTGTTGTCCCAATTTATACGAAATTGCAGGTAGTGAGCAGTAGTGCCATCATAGTTAGTGACGGCAAGACCTGTGGTATCTGCACTGAAAGCGTACATTTTGTCCATTAATGTGGTGCCGGAGGCTGGCTTCAAAACAGACGGCCAAGACGCTGACGCGGTACCTGTTGTTTGAGAGCCAGATGCGAGAGCGGCTCTCAGTTCATAGCCGCCAGTACCGAATAATACGTCGGTCCACGTAGCTGTGCCTGACCCCTCACCGGCAGGCGTTGTTCCTGTATTAGCCTGCAATTTAAGCGTAGTAAAATCTGCCATGGGTTTTATCTCCAAGTGATTGTATAGTCGCACAGTTAAAACTACTGAACTCAATCCTAGAACCGGCATATTAGTTCCGCGCCCTGTGGAGGTAGCCACAGATTGAAGAGTGCCAGAAACACTAGGAGGAGGCGCGCTCACACTTTTGATCCGTTAGGGATAGGGGTATAAAGGCCAAACCAGTAACCAACCATAATACCAACAAACGAGAGAGCCGAAGTCCGACCGCTCTCGCCGCCCGTCATAAAGATGATAACACAAAAGATCAGAACTGCAAGCGAAATTGCAAGATGAATGTACATACCTGTACTCATGATCGCTCCCTTAACTATTAACGAACGGTGGCATATTGGCCAGAATATCAGTGGCAAGAGGATATGTCGCCTGCAATGCAAGAGCTTGTTGAATACAATACAAGGCGAAATTATTCAGATATTTCGCTAAGTCAACGATCATATCGTTGTTTATGCCGAATCCTGCTGAGGCGCTAAAAGCCTCTGAGTAAAAATGTTGCCCGCCTTGTTGATTTACTACTTGCTGTAAATCATTGATTTGCGTTGTAAGGAGAGTTAGAGTCGGCAACAATGTTGACGATATCCCAAGAGCTGAAAGAGCTGCTTGAAGAGATGCAAGTTGCGTTTGAGCTGGTGTTGTCATGTTATTGCCTAAAACTTAACCGCTATACAAAATACATTGAACAATCCATTACCCCATATGTCCACATTTGTAGAAGTAACTGTGCTAGAGTCATAACCTGCTGACGCGGTTGACCCCGATGCAGCCGCAAGGATCGTTATTCCTATCCAGTCAGGAGTTACTCCTAGGCCATGGGCAACAGTCGTCTTACCGTTAATGCATGCGACAGGACCAAAGGTCTTTATCCTGGAAATTCCTCCGACAGCCAGCGCGACATTAACTACCGTTAGCTTGCCATTTCCATCAACTGAGATGTGACTATCACTATATCCGGCCAAGAACGTTTCTATATTATTAAGAAACGACGATTGAATACCTGGCGCTCCTCCGTTTGCGAACGGGCCGGTTGCTGTATATGTTGGCATATGTCATTCCCTTATGCTATTAGATCTAACTGAAATTGCAACGTCTCAGTTGCAAGATGTGTATGGGTGAACTGACCATGTGCAAGAAGAATCCCGCTATTAGCTGCGCTTGTAGCAGAATTACCTCCGTAGAATCCTACTTCCTGAATTACTAACCCAACGGCGTCCCCAGATGAAAGATAGAGGTTAATTAACACCTCCCCAACGCTAGCACCATTCGTGTATGAAGTTACTGCTTTTCTGAACGCTTCTGCTCCGAGCTTGGTATCGCTGACGGTAGGCGCAGTCGAAGATGTCCCAAGCGCCACGTAAGTGATCTTTGGGTTATTTGCACCCTTAAGACCATCTCTTATTAAGTTGTGGCCCACATTGGTTATTGTTATTGCTGACATTTGTTATCCTAGCATGGAAATAGTGACGCTGATGGGAACAATGAAGTTGACGGGAGCGGACATGCATACGTTGTGACGTTCAGAGTCGCTGACAGCGATATGCTCGCAGTGAACTGGACAAGAATATTAGTTGTCTGCTGTACGCCTACATTAATCGAATTGGCTGGTTGTACATTCTTTAGCAGTTTACTAAAGAAATCCACCCAAGTTGTGTCATATGGCCCTTCAACCGCTGTTATCGTGTACCAGATATTTATCATATCTGAATCGGCAGCTGTTACACTTTCTATCAGCATCTGGTCACCGCTCAGGTTATACATCGGAAGATTCACGGTTATTAGCTGACCCTGACTAAATCCTGTCTGCCTGGTAGTAAAAACCAACTGACTACATTGGGTCCCGTAGCGATTAAGGAGATTAGCCGCCTCAGTGAGACCTGTCGTTATATCTGATACTGTAGCGTCAACGATCACCTGGTCCACAATACCGCTAGAACCGTCAAGTGAAGCCTGGTAGTTTTGCTGAGCGGTATTATTGGACTGAATTATGGCCGCATACTGTCCGTAATATACAACTTGAAGAGTGTCACTACTCGTCAACTTAGTACCACCGCTATCCTGCGTGACGACAGGATCATTCTGCGCCCAATAGAAATCCTTCCCTGTACTTACCTGTTTGATACCAACTGTCTTCGCTACGCCATTGACTGTTATTGTTGGTTGAGCCGATAGTGCAAATCCCATCGCCCACGCAACTGTGTTGCTATCCCCCTTTCTAGCCTCTGTTTGCAGAACTGTCTGTTGTGTGCCTCCCACTATATACTGAGAATTACGGTATGACGGATTCTGCCTAGTTATATATGGAGCAGAATTCACTTGATCTATTTGAGTCCCATCTACTACGTTGCTATTAACCACAGTTGTATATGGTACAAACCAAAGCTGCTTATTGAGATCTATCTGCCAATAGTAAAATACCCCTGACGCAGATGCGGCAGATGCCAAGGCATCCATTGCCTGCGCAACTGTTGCATATACGAAAGATACGCTCGGCAGTAGCCCCACATTCCCAGACGGATAGAGAGTTGGACTCGGATAGAGAGTTGGGCTCGGAGTCAGACCATCATATATTTGAGCAGCTGTGACCCCCTCTTGCGATAATACATTAGTTAAGATGTCTTGTGCAATAAATCCACACGTCTTGTTAACGTAAGATGAAGCTACAACCCTTTTATCTGCCAAGTAATGCTGATCAACGCACTGGATAGTATGAATAAGATATGGGCTAAAGCCAGGGTATTGCTCTTTAGGACTTATTATATAACCGCTGAATACAATTACATTGTTATTGTCGTATATTGTAACTTGCTGGTACTGTTGAAAATGTACAGATGTATCCGTATATAAGAGAAATGCTGCGGTTGATCTCTTTCCTATCGTGTTGCTTATCTGCAATGATCCCGCAATAACAAGATAGCTCATGCCGCTAATAAAAACTGAAAAAGACCCGGAACTGGTGCTCGGCGATACATTAGCTGCATTATAATGATTGCTGACTTGTGAAGGGGTAAGTACATAATTGTAGATCGCAAACTCATCAATATTTGAGCTGAAGAAGCTGCCGGCGTAGTCAAATAGAGCGCCAACTTCTATAACACCTGCTGTGACCGGAGTAACCACAACCCCATTAAGATACGTAATTACAGTAGAAGCAGATGCTGTCACTACCACGTGTTGCCAGGACCCGGACGCATTCGACCAGAACTCAATCGACAGTGAAGTGAATGTTGTGTAGTCAAGTGCCCTTGGTATTGACATTAAGCCAGTAAGACCGTCAAATAATATGCTACTAGAACCAGAAAAAGCCCCTGGTTGAGACAGCGTAAATGTCCCGCTCAGTTTCGCGTCATAATGATTGGCAGTGGAATCGACAGCTGTAGTTCCACTACTATCATCTAAGTGATAGTAGGCAACTGGATTATCTCCTAATATTACACTTGAATAGCTCATATTAATCTCCAAACCATGACCACGTAGGCGCTGCACTATATGCAATTGTGAGATTTAGCCCGGCAGGAACTCTAACGGTCACAAAGCCACCAGTCGCAACGGTAAGTCCGGTAGAGTTACCCCCTACAGAGATTGCAGATACTGTTCCACCCTTTATATATACGGTATAATCGATGTTAAAAGGCCCGACAGTTAATGGACTTGCGCCAACAGTTGGCGGAGTTACAACTCCCACAGGGTTATACCCTGCACAACCCCTAATTAGATTCGGTCCTCCGTTGAATATGTTGCTTGAATTAAACCCGGTACCGAAGAATTGACAGTTTAGGAATTGAGTCGTACCACTGATAGCATTAACGACGTTATTTACCTTTTGAGTCGTTGTCCCTTGTGGTGTATTGAAGTAGCACCCGGTAAATATAGTGTGGCCAGCCGCTACCTGGACATCGTAGCGGCCGCTTGAACCGGCTGAGCCATTAGCATTGAAGATGCAGTTTTCATATACCGTGCTGTCACCTCCTGTTCCGCGTGCCCCCCATGTACCGTTGTTGAATATATTCAATGCTTTCATGACAATGTTCGTCCCATTAGAGATATCCACACCTGCTAGGCCCCCTTCGACTATCCCGTTCATGAATCCAATCTGATTGGGAACACCATTTGCGCTCTGCTCAATAAGAATAACGGATCCAGTGGACGGCACGGGATATGGTCCAATATCCACATTGTTAAAGTAAATGCCAGAAGACGCACCTTTTATATGAATGGAGTTACCGCTCCCGGCCGCTGTTTCGCCAAGAATATTTGTTCCTTGTACGTCCTGACAATCCTCAATAAAATAGCAATCGCCGTTTTCTATCTGCGACATGTAGCAATTTGTTAACACATGCACACTCGCATAGTTAGACGCGGTAACGCCCAGCATATGGATGCCTTGTTTACACTGATAGCTACGGACTTCAGTAAAGTGAGTATTATAGTTAGCGACACTCGTCGAGGTCGAATTAATGCACCATCCGTTCACTGCTTGCAAATAGAGGTCATTGATAAATGTGGACGAAACACCCGTTATCTGAATAGCGTCCGCCGATGGATTTGAGCTATATGTTCCACTAGTCCCTTGTATGGATAATTTCTCTATAGCACAGAAATTAGACGTGATATTGAACACGTTCGCGCCACTAAAACTCGCTGAGATAGAAATAAGGCTCCCTAGTCCGGTTCCAAATAATCTTATTCCCTGATGATTGATATTTATCGGGGATGAGACCTTGTAGGTACCAGCCGGGAAGAACACTATTCCACCGGATGATGCGGCGTTGATTGCGTTCTGGATACTAGTTGTATCGTCAGTGCTCCCATCACCTTTTGCCCCGTACTGCCTGGCGTTGAAGTAGATTGCTGGAACTAGTGCTATTGGCATTATTGTATTACTCCTGTGCTGTATCTTATGGCGCTGGTAATATAAGGCATTAGCCCGCCAGCAAGCAACCTGCCGTCAAGATAGATCGCTGGAGGATTGATCACAATATTCGGGCTCATTGCATTCCCGAGGCGACTATTGGGGAGCACACTGGATCCCTTCGGCAAATACACCATTTCAGGTCCATGCTCGCCAACAATTGCCATGCCACCTGGCGCGTTATCAGTCCCACCTGCATACCCTTGGTACGGCCCCCCTTTACTCATTGAAACTATGCCCGGGACATGAAATACATCCCCATACCTACTTGATATATACCCAATAGCAGCTGCGGCATTGTCAACCGGGTTCAGTATATTGCCATGGCCAGGAAGAGCATATGCATTGAATGTCGATGGAATCGTTTGAAACAGGCCTTGAGACGGATGCCCAGCTTGTGCATTACTGTCTGTTCGGTTGATTGCATTTGGATTGCCGCCAGACTCCTTCATGGCTATTGTTCCAAGATCAGATGCCCATGACTGCGGAGTATGTTTTAATCCCATGGCAGTTGCTATCCAAGATCCAACATTTCCAGGAATATTGGCCGTAAAGCCAACGCCTCCGCCTGCCGCACCTCCTGGTTGCGGCAAAATGCCGGTTACCCACGTCACTGCCCAATTCTTTACTTGATTAAATAGTTCACCTGCAATGTCCCCCATCCCTTTTTTCGCAGGAGCTTTAAGACCGAGTGCGCTTATAAGATTGTCTATTATTGCCTTGGATCCACCTCCTATCCATGACACCACGTTATCCATCCAGTTGCCCGTACCACTGGCATAACCAGGTACCGCACCTGTCTTTAGAAGATGCTCTGTTGGCACGTTGGGTGTTACTTTTGTTCCTTTTGGGAGCCACACTAGCTCCCGGCCTTGCTCTCCGACAACGGCTGGCCCCCCTTCGTGACTGTCCGTCCCGCTTGCTAGATGAGGTATCGGCTTATTGGTTACCGATTTAACTGCTGGGGTTGCCCCAAGTGACGTTGCTAGCTTGTTTAGCCCGTCTCCAAAGAAATTAAGGAAATCAGTGAAAGCGTGAACACCTCCATTAAGAGTATCAACCACCCAATTGATGATCCCTTTGAATCCGTCATTGATGCTCTTGCCGAATGAATGAACACCATTCATTACCCCAGCCCATAAATCGCTAAACCACTTAGTAACATTGTTCCATGCGCTCTGAATATCATGCCATCTATCGCCAAACCATTTGCCTATCGGACTAAAGACATTTACCATACCGTTCCAGGCGCTCTGGAAAACGTCGCCAATCCATTTTCCTACAGGAGCGAATATGTTCTGAACATCTTTCCTCCTATCCCCAAACCATTTGCCTATTTGTGAGAATACGTCTGTAATCCATTTCCATGCTCCTTGAAATATATCTCCGAACCATTTACCTATCCCTGCGAATACATTCTGTATATTATGCCACCTGTCTCCGAACCATTTGCCAATAGGTGCGAATATCGTTGTTATAAACTTCCATGCGCCTTGGAATACATCCCCAAACCATTTACCAATTCCTCCAAATACATTTTGGATATCATGCCATCTATCGCCAAACCACTTGCCGATTCCTAAAAAAACTGCTTTGATTGAATCCCAAGCAGATACAAACCACTGTCCTATTTTTCCTAAAACTGCCCGTATGATATTGCTAATGGTCTCAAAAACCTGATATATATAATCAAGACCTGGTTTAAATGGCGCTATTGCATCATTCCATTTGTCTGCAAACCATTTTCCGATATCCCCAAAGAATTTGGTTATTCCATTCCATATGTCATTGCCTATACCTTCAAACCATTTGCCAACTCCACTAAATACATTCTCTATATCGTGCCACCTGTCGCCAAACCACTTGCCGATACCGCCAAAAAAACTACCTATGGCATTGAATGCCGCACTGAAGACTCCTCCGAACCAAGCTCCCATTCCTCCGAATAGATTAACTATCCAGTTCCACGCAACCTGAAAACCATGCATAATATCGTCCCATAATCTTGTGTACCATGGCTTCTGCACTTCATCCATCTCGGCTTGTAACTCTTTTTGCTTCTGTATCTGTGCCTTCTTATCCTGTTCAGCAACTTGCAGCTTTCCTTTCTGTGCATTAATTTGGTTAGTGAGCTGCTTTGCCTGGCTTGCGAGTTGCCCTTTCTCTACTTCGTCGTTTGTCTCTTTCATTTTCTGTATCACCCCAAGCCGCTCTTTCTCCATGTTATTAATCGCCGCTTTAGCACCATCAGCTGTCTTCTGGTCTTGCGCTATTTTCATCTTCTCGTGGGATTGCTCTACTGCAATCCTTGTCTGATCAGCCTTGCCAGATATCCAATCCATTATTTGGCCCCAATGCTGTACTGCGAGCACAATACCGGCAACGACCGCACCTATTACTGCGCCAATAGCCAGGATCGGCCAGGTAGCGGAAATCGTCCCGGCAGCTGCTGCCCACGCTCCAGCTGCCCACTCTGCCCAGAAGGCAGCAACGAACGGAATCCAGTAAGCGATCTCTGCAATTTTAATCCCCGCGAGAGCTACTCCAAACCCTATTATTGCCCCCTTTGCAATAAACGCCATCGCTGAATTTTTGCCCAAAAAATCATATACCTTGGTAAGTCCCACGATCAGTCCATCCAGTGCTGGTAAGACAACTCCGGTTATTGCGTTCCCTAGCAACCCGAGAGCATCTTTCACGACCGGGATCACAATCCTTATATTGGATAGATCAAATCGTATTATAGCTGCTACCAACTTTAACATATCACCCGCCAGCCTTCCTACTCCTGATATTATCACCTCAAGATTAATGGACCCAGCTGCGGTCTTTAATCCATCTAGAACGGTTACTACAATCTCAAAGCCGGACACCAGTAGTTGGCTAACTCCGTCCCTGAGATTAAGAAAAACACTAGCCAGGTCCTTCATCGCAGCTTTATTAGAGGTGATATTAGGGATTATGCCTGCTATTGTATCTCCAAGCTGTTTTATCGAATAAACGATACCGGTGGTATCAAATAATCTAAGATAATGCCCGATATCAGAAAATATCTTCGTCGCTGTTTCCCCGAAGCGTTGCAATGATGGGACTCCGTAGGTCAAAAACCAATTGCTGAATGCTGATATTGCTGGCATCGCCTTATCTGTGAAGAATCCAACAAGCTGAGTAGCGAGAGGCGCTATCGCAGTGCCAACCTGGATTCCGAAGGCCCCGACCGAAGCTTTTGCCTGGTCCATCCGAAAATTGAAGTTCTGCTGTACATCTGCCCATCCTGCTATGGCGCTGCCTCCGCTCTTTACGGAGTTCGCGATGTTGGCTACATTTTCTCTGAATATCTTCATTGACGGTCCGGATGTCTCAAGGAGAGCAAGCATTTGCTTATTCCCGCCTGATATATTCTTGATAGCCTCATTATAAGCAGCTGTCCCTTCTGGGAACTTCTTGCCGAGCGCTGTAGTTATCATGTCGATTGTGT